ATGACCACTGCGCCAGACACCGGCTTCTCTGGCCTGTCCCTGCCCACTCCGCGGCAAGCCAGCCGCCCTCTTCACGCTTCCCACCGGCCCGCACTCCCAGAGGCTCTTCACGTCAAGCGCACCGCCCGGTACGTAGTGAACGCCGGCGCGGAGGCTTCGACGCAGGCCTGCACTGTCGCCCGCGCACTGTTCTCCTCCGTCCTGGGCACACCCCCGTCTCCCGAGTCCGACCTAACCATCCATCGCGTACTGGCCTGTCTGTCCGAACTCGCGAGCATCGGAACAGCACACACCCACGGCGATACGTTGCTCTGCGAGCTGTGGAAGGACGATGAGCACGTCTTCGTCTCCGTCGAACACGACACGCTCTGGCGAGCCACCCCGCAAAGCCGCACCAGCGGCTTGAACCTGGTCACGCTCATTGCCGACGACTACGGCAGCCATATCGCCGCCGGTGTCTGCCAGACGTGGGCCGCGATCCGCATCCTGTAGCACCCAGTCCGCCTCCGGCGGGAGCGGAGTGAGCCTCGCAGGACGGCACTACTTTCCTCTTGGACGCTCAACTGCCCCTGCCTGCACGACAGTTACCTGATAGCCAGTCGGCCGAGAATGCATGTGCGGGCAGCATGATGGTCGGCCCGGCCGTCGTCGGTCCGCGGGTAGACCCGGTGCGGCTGCTGGGGCAACGTCGTGATGACGAGAGCCGCCTGCTCGCGGTGAACCTGGACCCCGGTACGGATGCCAGCCTTCTCCGAATGCATCCGTTCCTCCTCCTTCTTCCACCAGTGCCAGACAGCGATTTCCGCGACGTAGAAGTGGGCCCTCGTTGCGGTACGGCCGTACACCCCCAAGGCCTTCGCTGCTGCTGTCAGGGAGCCGCCGGGGCGTACTCGGTGGAAGGGGGTCCCCGCTCGCTCAGCGGCCAACGCCTGGCGCAGGGCATGCTGGGCGGCGCCTCTCCCGGGCAGGGACCTTCCTTGCATCGTCGTGCATCTCTCGCCAGGTCGGGCTTCACAAGCTGGGCATTCGTGGTGTACCACCCGCACCGCGCGGGTAGTGAGCCCCAGATTCCGCAGAGTGCTGAGGTGCCGAGCCGCAGTACGAGCGGTATAGCCGGTCAACTCGCAGATCTCGGCCAGGCTCAGCGGACGCTCTGGGTTCTGTACGAGCTGTTGGTAGGTCCGAGCGGTGTGGTGGCCGAGACCACCAGCGTGGTTCATCGACGGCCGGCCGTAGGAGAAGAGGTCAGCACGGCCGGTGGAGAGGCGGGTTTCCAGGACTCGCATGAGGTGATCCCGGCGCCCCTTAGTGGGGGCCGGGGTTCTTTGTGTCCCACCCCCCACAGCAGTCGAATCCCCATCGTCCGCACCGTGGTTGCGGAGGGAGACAGGAAGAAGCTCGAAGGTGGCGGCCGGCCCCTCGTCCTTGCTGTCCTCGGCGAGCCAGCTGTCGAGGACGAGGCGGGCCTGTGCGCGGTGCATCGTGGAGCGTCCGAAGCCTGTGGCAAGAGCCGCGCGGCGTACGTCCAAGGCCAGCTTCAGGGAGCCGGCGCGCAGCGCCAGGAGGCAGAACAGATCCAATGCGGCACGGTCGGCGGGGCCGGCCTCGGTGGCCCAGCGCTCGGGGCAGGCGTCAGCGGCCTCCTGGATTTGCTCGACCACCTCCAGGACGTGAGCGATCTTCGTCGACCACTCAGCCGATTCGACGGTGAACGGCAGGGTCGAGGCGAACACGACGCACCTGTTCCACTGCCTCAGCAGCTTGGCAGAGGCAGTCTCGTCGTCCAGGACTACACGCAGGTCACCGCTTCTGGTGGACGATGTCGTGGCGTGGAGCAAGCCGCGTTCCCGGTACTCCTTGATATCGAGGAGAGCCTGGACCAGCGGCCAGTTCCATCGGCGCAGCGCGAGGCGGACGAGGAGTGAGGCGAGGACTTCGCTGACCCGGTCTGCGGGCGGGCGCCGGGTCAGGAGCCGGTAGGTGACGTCGTCGAGCATCGTGTTGGGCGTGCCGGGCAGGCGGTGGCCCTCAGCTCCGTCGGTCAGCACCTCGACGAGGGGTGGCCGGCGGATACGGACGTCCGACGCCGCGGGGACGCTCTCGATGATCAGGAGCAGCCGCGTGAAGGCTTCGGAGTCGTTGCGGCAGGTGGCCGGGTTGAGCAGGGCCGCAGCGAGGCGCGGATCCTCCGGCTCCAGCAGCGCGCTGCGGCTCCCGTTGCGGTGAGGGGCCCCGATGGGGCGTACCGCGCCGGTGGCGGGGTTGGCCAGCAGTCCCCAGTCGAGTGTCGTGGGCAGGCGTCGACTCGCGGCCACGGCGATGGACTTGACGAGAACGGGGTCCAGGCCGGTGGTGCAGGCGACCCAGACGTGGCGGCCGCCGTCAGAGCCGGAGGCGGCGACCACGTAGGTCAGGCCGGCCTCCTGGAGCCAGCGCAGGAGCGTAGCGAGGTTGGGCCCGGTGGGTCCCTTCTTGGAGTCGAGGTCGAACAGGATCCACCGGAAGTGGCCTGACTCGTCGGCCAGGTGGACCGCGTAGGGCCCGGATGGAGCAACCTCGGGGACCGGAATGTTCCGGTCGTAGGCGTGCAGCCACATGCCCTTGCTGTCGCAGCGGTCCACCCGGATGGTGTCGCGCGGGGAGAGCCGCAGGAACAGCGCCTCGAAGTCCACCTGCGTCGATCCCTCGCTGGGCTCACAGCTCAGCTCCCCGGTGTGCGGGTCGACAAAGAGAGGAATTTGCAGCTCACCGTGCGGCGAGTTGGCCGATTTAGGGCCTTTTGGTACGGGGGTTGTACGGCGCGCCGCCCGGTAGGGCTGGAACGTCGCGCGGGCATGCGGCATCATGGCTCCGTGCTCGGCTACCAAGTGCGGGCACAACGAAGCCCGCCTCGGCGGTGCTGGTTGCAAAATTCGGAGACTCGATCAGGCGATCGGATCTCCTCGTCGGAAGGTGAGAGCTCCGGCGATGAAGGGCCGTGGAGAGCGACGGTGTGAGAGCCGACGCGACGACCGCGGTCTGGGCGGGTACGAGAGGCCGTGATCTTGTGAGAGGGAGATCGGCAGCCAGGCCCGCGGGCGGTTACATGACGACTCCAAGGGGGAGCGACGAATACGACGCGGGGAACACCGAGAACGCGAGCACGAACGCACTAGGGCCCACCGGATGCCGGCGCACGACGCGCCACCCGGTGGGCCTCTTCGTTGCGTGATCCCGCCCCGCGGCGGGTACATTGGTGCTCATTGAGACCTGCTCCTGTTTTGGTCTCCTGGAGAGCCCCGCCTCGGTGGTTCGCTGCAAAAGGTTTCGCGGCCTGTACTTCGCAGCTGAGCCCGGCGGGGCTTCTCTGGTTCTGGTGTGCTTTTGGGGGAGAGGCGGGGCCTTCGTCCTGTGGTCAAGGGTCACGTCAGTGTCGTGGGTCAGCCTAGACCCTCTCATTCCGCACGTGGGCCCATCCGACTGGGCGCGTCCTGCGCGTTGGTGACGGGTCGTCATGGTGCACCTCGCTGCTGGCCGAGACTCTCACTGGCCCGGGAGGCCTGGTACTCGGCCAGCTCCTGGTCCTCGTGGTGCGCGACAGCGATGTCGGAAGCGGTGTCCCAGATCGCCCAGACCAACGGCCGCCCCTGGTAGAGCTGTCCGTCCTGGGGGCGGTAGCGGGCCACGAACCGGGGGGTTGCGTCGGACTGCCGGTCGTGCAGCGGGCCGGCGGCCGCGAACAGGTCACTGATGCGCTGCTCGGTCTCAGGGGAGACCACTGTCTCGGCGGGCTCACGACTGGCGACGGCGGGGGAGTTGGTGGGCCGGGGCCACGTGTTCGTGTCGATGCCGACGGCCGCGAGTTCGGACACGGCGGTACGGGTGTGACGGGCCAGGAGGTAGGCAGCCTGCTCTTCGGCCGTCCCGATCTCCCGCTCCCCAAGGGCCCAGTGCATCTGGCGGAGTTCGGCCCGCAGCTTGTCGGCCGTCTGCCTGTCGTTCGCCGCGCGCGCTGCGGACAGCCGGTTGATCGTGTGGTGGCGCCACAGGGTGAACGAGAGGGGCACGGCAGCTTCCCGGGGGATCTCGGCCGGGCGGAGCACCCACGCAGGGGACCGGTAGTGGCCGTTGGACAGGACCCTCGATCGTGCCAGGGATGCCCGCGCGGATCCACTTTGATAACCGGCCCCAGGCTCCCCATCCCTTGCCGCCCGCGCGAAAGCGCGGCCCCCGCCTGGCGCCCAAAAAGACCGCGACAGTACCGAGGGGGCCTGGGGCCGGTTATCAACGGATGCCGTGCGCGCGGTCACCGGTGCCGCCGGACGCGCATGACGCGGCAGTTCTCGCCGCGGCCCTCCGTGAGGATCGTGCCGCAGCGGCGCGCCTTGCGCAGGACCGGGGAGGTCTCCTCGGGCCGAAGGCCGGTCACGGCGGCCGCTTCTGCGGCCGGCACCCAGATGCGGAAGGGAAGTCGGTTGATGCGGTCGGCGAGCAGGACTGCGCTCACGGGCCGCTCCTTTCTGGCAGATCGCCGGGTCGCTCTTCCCGGCATTCGGTGACGCACACCCTAGTGCACACCACGTCAGGCGGCGCAAGGGACACGCGGGTTGAGGAATGGGGGCGGGAGAAGTGGGCACCGGCACGCCCGGAGTGACATGTACCGGTTCGGTAACAGGATCAGACCTCTGACGGTTCCCCCAGCCGTTCGCTACGTCCGGGCTTGATCCTTTTCAGGTGGTTCTGAACCGGGATCATCCAACTCACGGCCCCCATATGCCCTTTTTCGCACTAACCCTTTGATTTCGTTTCTCTGTTCGGTCAAGTGCTGGCATATTCACTCTGAGTTGTCGCAAGATGACATTTCTGAGATCACGAGTACCGGGGAGATGGGGTCGGATGCCGGACGCGCGCAGCACATGCACGTCGGTGTTGTGCGAGCAGGAGGCGGACCGGGAGCTCAACGAGGTCGCCCTGTCGGCGGCCGCCAATCCCGACGCGCAGGCCGACATCGCTGAGCTCTTCCAGCGCATGTGGGACCCGATCCAGCGGTACATGGAGACCAAGGTCGGCAACCCTGCGACCGCCGAGGACCTCGCGCAGGACACGTTCATCAAGGTCGTCGAGAACATCGGCAACTACCAGGGCGGCGGCATCTGGGCGTGGGTCTTCGCGATCGCGCGCAACGTCTGCAACGACCACTACCGGCCGATGCGCAACCGCGGCTACGAGCAGCCGGCCGCCGAGATCTGGAAACTCGATGTGCCCAGCCCCGAGCTGGGGCCCGAGGAGGTGGCCCAGTGGAACGAGCTGGGCCGCGCGATGAACCTCAAGATCAACAAATTGCGTCCTGACCAGCGTGAAGTGCTGCGCCTGCGCCTGCGGGTGGGGCTGACTCCGGCCCAGACCGCTGAAGTGATGGGCAAGAACGTGGGTACTATTCGGGTGTTGCAGTACCGAGCCCTGAAGAGTTTGCGCACGCTTCTGCCGGAAAGCAGCACTCTGGCCACGTATCTGCTGTCCGCTTCCCCCGTGGGTACGGATGAGGATGTAATACCCACGTCGTGCGTGGAGCTGAGGGAGAGAAACGATGTTGCTGGGGCGAGCGGGTAGCAGCGCGGACAAGCTCGACCGCTGCTTGTCGCAGGGGGAGACTCCGAGCGACCCCGAAACTCGCGCCATGGCAGCGGTGGCGGCCGCTCTCACGCCGCGTGAGCCGACCAGTGAGACCGGCCGTATGCGTGCCTTCGACGCGGTGATGCGCAAGGCCGCGCGCCGCGCCAACCCCGTTGAGCACGACGGGGCCGGGGAGGATCTCGCCGAGCCTGTCGTCCATTCACGCACCGTCCAGGCCGGTCCGGGCCTGAGCCTGCGGGTCTCCGACATAGAGCCCGTCGATGACGAGCGGCTGATGGAGATCGCCGCCCGCGCCGCGGCCCGCCTGAGCGAGCGCTCCCGGGACCGCAACGCGTGAGTACGGGTCCCCTCCAGGATTTGCACATCATCGAAGAGGACATGGGAGCCGACTCCGTCGTCGTCGAGGACCACGACAAAGGTGTCACCTACGTCTTCATCAGCCCCAACCAGTCGTTCGGCTCCGCCGTCGGGCGCATGACGAAGACCTGCCCCGGGATGTCCCAAGCCGAGGCGCAGGCCCTCATCCGCAAGCACTGCCCCAGCATCCGCGAGATGAACGAGCGCCTGGGCACCGACCAGACGGTGCCCAGGGTCGAGGCCGCTCCGCAGGCCGGCGACGTCTCGGCGATGCCCGGCACGAGGCTGGCACGCGAGCGTCGTTGGCGCTGGGCCCGGATAGCAGCGGTCGCCGCTCCCGCCGTGATCGGCGGCGCCGCGGCGGCCCACTTTCTGTTCCCCAGCGGGACCTCCGCGGACCTCGCGCGGCCCAGCACCAGCATCAGCGCGCCCAACAGTGTCGCCGACGCGACGTACAACCTTCCGCTCTTCAAGCAGATCGCCAACCGCGGCAAGATGCGCTGCGACTCGATCGGGCCGTACGAGGCGAAGTGCGTGGACGCGGACGGCACGGTGATGTTCTCCGAGGCGAGCATCGGCACCTCGACGGCGTTCACGTTCGCCTACGGCAAGGACAAGATCGGCTTCCGGATCTTCCCGACCGAGGAGTCGGCGGCCGCCTGGGTCCAGGAGGACGCGAACCGGCAGGTGTTCGACAACGTCTCGATGCACGGCCGGGTGGTGCTGTGGGGGACGGACCCTACCCGTCTCAAGGAATGGCGCACCGCGCTCGACAGCGGTCCCCGCTTCGGCAACAACGCCTCCGCCATGTCCTCCCAGTCGCCGCTGCCGGTGTCCCTGGCGTCGCTGGCGTTCGGCACCCTCGGGGTGACCGAGGACCGGATGGTGGAGGCTGCCTCCATGGGCGGCAACGAGTCGGCGTCGCTCGTGTACGTGGTCCAGCTCGTCATGGGCACCGTCCCCAACGAGCCGCAGATCCCTGCGGTGTCGGGAGCGAACGACGCGGTTGCGATCGTGGTGGGCGCGCAGGACGGAGCCTCCGCGAAGGAGACCCATGGCGGCGTGACCGCGGTCGTCGCGGCTGATCCGGTGCCGGTGCGCGTCCCCACGCCGGTCGAACCGGTCCCGGCCACCGAGCCGCAGCCGGATGTGACGCGTCCTCCGGCCAAGCCGACACCGCCTCCCGCGCCGGATCCGAAGCCTGCCGTGGACCCGCCGCTCCCTGAGCCGGATCCTACGAAGACCGTCCCGGTTCCTCCGGTTGCGGAGACGAAGACGCCAGAGCCGCCGGCGCAGCCGAGCGTGCCTGTGGACCCACCGGTCGTTGTGCGGCCCCCCGCTGACCCGACGCCCGCCGTGCCGGAGGAGCCTGTCCTCCCGCTGCCCGTGACGTCGCCCGACCCGCAGACGCCGACGGCTCCGCCCGTGGAGGCGGAGCCTGATCTGCCGGATGGTGGCGCAGGGGCGGAAGGGCCCGAGGTTCGGGGTTAGAAGGGCGGGGTCTGGGTTCCGGCCGCCCACGGATCGTCACCGGTGGGCTGCCTGTTCTGTGCGGAATTGGCCTGGGGAGTCGACCGGGTGATCTTTGCCGTGGCGCGGCTCAGGTCGGGGCCCACCGCTTCGGCGTCGAGTTCGTACACCGTGCGCTTAACTCCCTCGCGGTCCTCGTAACTGCGCTGCTTCAGGCGGCCCTGGACGATCACGCGCATGCCGCGCTGCAGAGACTCGGCGACGTTCTCCGCCGCCTGCCGCCACACCGAGCAGGTCAGGAACAGGGCATCGCCGTCCTTCCACTCGTTGGTCTGCCGGTCGAAGGTGCGGGGGGTGGATGCGATGCGGAACTTCGCGACGGCCGAGCCGGAGGGGGTGAAGCGCAGCTCGGGGTCGTCGACCAGGTTCCCGACGACGGTGATGACGGTTTCGCCTGCCACAGCAGTGGGCCTCTCAAGGGAAGTTGGGGGGAGGGGGCCGGCCCGCGGGGTGCGGGCCGGGCCGGGTCGTCAGGAGAAGAGGAGCTTCCAGGTGAGGGGGCCGGGAATGCCGTCCGGGTCACCGCGCAGTTCGGAGCGCGAGAGCTGGAAATCCTTCACGTTCAGGCGGTCCGCCTCGCCCCACCGCGGCCCCGGGCCCTCGGTGTAGTGCTTGCCGAACCCGCGCTTCACGAGCTGGTTGCCGAGCGCGGTGACGGAGGAGTTGTTCGCGCCGGGCCCGAACTTGTCGCTGCCGGGGAACGGCGGCACGGGCTTGGCTGTGGTGCCCGGGAGGTAGCCGAGGAGCTGCTTGAGGGAGGTCTCGCCCGGGACGCCGTCGGCATCGGAGCCGGTGAGGCCCAGGGAGTGCTGGAAGTCGGCGTAGTTCTCGGTGTCGGCGTCGGTCCACGTCGGGCCGGGGCCCTCGGAGTAGTGGCGGCCGAAGCCCTTGCTGACGAGGGCCTGGCCGACCTTGGTGACCTGGTCGCCGTTGGCTCCGTAGCCGTAGCTGAGGCCGTTGATCGTGACGGTGTAGCGGGCGGTCCCGCCGCCGGGCGGCGTGCCGCCCCCGCCTCCGCCGCCTGGGCGCGGGGCGCCGCGCTGGACCCAGGCGTACAGCGGGCCGCCCGGGCAGCTCGTGGCGTATCCGTCGCGGTGACCCTTGATCTCCGAGCCGGCGCCGCCGCTGGAGCGGAGCCATTCGATGGCGTCGCGCAGCCCGTTGAGCTGGGCGTCGGTCGGGTTGGTGAGGCCGGAATCGCCGACCATCGCGCACACCGCGTAGTGGGCCTGATTGAGGCTCTGGTTGCCGTTCGCGCCCGTCTTCCGGTGGGCGCCGCGCCCCTCGTAGACGTAACCGTGCGGGCAGACCATCGCGTTGTACGCGATGTCGCTGTAGTCCTCCTCACGGTTGGCGAGGTGGCTGGCCTGGATGTCGCGGACGCGGCCGGCGCACTGCGAGTGGTTCTCCGGGCGGGCCAGGCTCGCCGGTACGGGCGAGCCCTCGTAGTGGACCTTCACGCCGCGGGTCGAGCCGATGTAGGCCAGGTCGTAGCGGGACGGGCGGGCGCCCCACCCGGAGCGGGATACGAACTGCATGACGGGGTGTCCTCCGGTGTTGATGTGCAGGGAGGGAGCACCGTGGCGGTCGCGGGGGGTTAGTGTCGCCCGCTCAGTTCTCGTCCGGCGGCGGGTCGTCGGGGTACTGGAGGGCGTACAGGGTTTCGGAGACGCGGGTGGCGAGGGCGGCGGCGCCCTTGTTCTCGATCCGCACCGGCCCGCCGTCGGCGCCGGTCAGCTCGACCTCGACGTGTGCCTCCTTGCCGTACTGCGAGCGGTGCTGACGCTCCAGATACCAGGCGGCGGCCCTCCACTCGGGCGGCGTCTTGTCGATCACCGTCTCCTCAACGACCTTGCCTGTATGCGGGTCGTACGTGCGGTGGGTCTCTTTGGTGACGATGCCGCCGCGGCTGGAGCGCCGGATGTCGAAGGCGGCTTGGAACGCGGCGTTGGCGCGTGCTTCTTCGACTTGCTCGTAGAACTCGACGAAGACGTCGTTCTGGGGGTCCGGTTCGGCGCCGGCGTCACGGTCGAGGAGCTCGTCGCGGCCCAGGCGCATCCACCGGTGGAAGGTGTGGCGGGAGATCCCGGCGTTGCGCGCCGCGATGTCCACGGCCAGCCCCATGCGGGAGGCCTCGATGAGGCGGCTCTCCACCTCGGGGGTGAGCAGCCGGGCGCGCGCGGGGGCGGCACGGCGGCGGACTTTGCGGCGAGGCATGGCGCGGACGGTAGATCGTTGGCGTCGTTAGCGTCCCGGGGTGAAGAGGTGGCCGCAGGCGGGGCAGCTCACGTTGGTGCCGCGCTCGTTGTCGCCGGTGTCTGCCTGGTCGTGGTCGTACGGGTCGAGTTCGGGGGTGTGGGTGCCGTCGGGGCCTTGGGCGAGGGTCTCGGGGTCGACCTGGCGCAGCAGGTTCTCCATTTCCTCGTCGGTGAAGCAGAGCGAGTCGAGGAGGTCGGGGTCGGAGGTGGCGAGGTCTTCGAGGATCGCGGCGAGCGGTCCGGGCCGCCAGCCTCCGGCCTCGGGGAGGCGGTTGAGGAGGATCAGCAGGGTGTGGGCCTGGCGGTCGTCGGTGGAGGCCCAGCCGCGGGTGACGGGCACGAGCCAACCGCCGTCGTCGTCCACCAGGATTCCGTCCGGGGGCTGTTCGCCGCGTGCCTGCATCTCGATGAGTGCAGATCGGCGTCCGTGTCCGGCGAGGGTGAGGCCGGTGCGCTCGTCGGCGACGGGGGTCTCCACGAAGCCGTGGTCGCGGATGGACGCGATGATCCGCTCGATCTCGTGGGACTTCGGGTTGGCGGGGTCGGGGGCGAGATCGGTGAGCGGGATGTAGGAGATGTAGCGGGGTGCTGCGAGGGGCATGTCCGGTGGTCCTGGTTCTGCGCAGCGGGGGTGTGGGGCGGGCGGGCGGCCAGCGAGCCCACGGACTTCAACCGTGGCGTCCCGGCTCGCTACCGGGACGTGCCGTCATGGCCGGGCCGGTCCGCCCGCCCCTGGTCGGCGTCGCCCCTTTGGTGTGTCCGGACGGGGTGGCGCCGAAGCCTGAACTCACGGTCGGCGGGTGCGCGTTCCGTCGGGTTCGTCCAGGCCGTGGGTGAAGGTAGGGGCCGGGCTGGCTTGTGTCGCGTGATGGGTGGCGCACCCCTCCACGCCTCATGACATGGTGTACAGTTACGCATGCGTCTACGCGTGACTCAACAGCCACGCGGGGTCTGCTGTAACAAATCCGCGCGCCACTCCGTCCGAACCGATGCAGGCGACGGGACAGGCCCCACGCACCGACAGCCGGCAAGAGCGAACCGGCTACCCAGGAAGGCACCACCACCATGACCGCCGACGAGAACACCCCGTCGTACACCCCCGAACAGCTGGCCCAGCGCGCCATGCTCGCCTACCGCGTCAAGGCCTACGTCGACGCGCTATGTGACCCGGTCATCAAGGCCAACTCCGACTTCATCCGCGATACACCGGGGATCCGCAGCACCGACGCCCAGTTCGATGGCGTCCGTGCCGTCACCTTCACCGGGCGCACCCAGCAGCCCTTCTTCTTCGTCGAGGACGAGGACGCCTGGAAGCTGTGGGCCGACGAGAAGGGCGAGACCGACTACCTGGTCAAGCCCTCCTTCACCGAGGCCATCCTCAAGAAGCGGGCCACCTGGGACGCGCAGAACAAGGTGGTCGTCGACAAGACGACCGGCGAGATCGTTCCCGGCGTCAGCTACGACCCCGGCGGCAAGTTCAGGGGCGTCAACCCCACCTGGACCGACGCGGGCATGGAGGGCGTCGACAAGATCCTCCAGACCGTTCTCGGCCGGGCAGTCGCCGCCCTGCCGGAGCTCAGCCCTGCCGAGAGCGGGGACGCCAAGTGAGCGCCGACTTCCGCCAGTTCGCCCCCTGCGCGTCGGTCGACCCCGAGGCGATGTTCCCGAACCCCAAGAACCAGGCGGGCGTCGTGCTCGCCAAGCGCATCTGCGACCCGTGCGAGTTCCGGTCGCAGTGCCTGGACCTGGCCCTCGCCCCCGACACCCGCAGCGAGTTCGGCGTCTTCGGCGGCCTGAGCGAGCACGAGCGCCGCGCGCTCGCCAGGCGGCGCGGCCGCCGCACCCGGCACTCCATGGCCGCATGACGACACTCCGCACCTCTCGCCCGGCCCCGGCGGACACCGGCGGCCGGGCTCCTGCCCCGAGGAACACAGTGATACCGAGGAAGACCCGCCTCGCTCTGATCGACAGAGCCGACCTCATGGGAATCAGCGACACCACGCTGCGCTGCTTCATGCGGTACCTGCGGACCACCGAACTCCACCGGTGGAACACGTGCGGCCAGGTCGCCGACACCCTGGGCGTCACCCACCACCAGGCCCGCCCCGTGGTCGCCGAGCTCGTTCAGGCCGGGCTTCTGGAGCGCACGATCAACCCCCGCCATCTGCGCGGCGCCGCTCAACGACTCACGGCGTACCGGGTGGCCCCCGTCGCCATCGAGCAGCGGCCGGCCGAGCGAGCGGGTGGTGAGCGATGAGCATCGCGAAGCAGATCGAGGACCTCGACGAGCAGATGGTGATCGTGGCCGGCCGCCGTGCGCCGTTCACCATGGTCGGCGACTGGATCACCGTTCACGATGATCTCGATCCGCAGGCCAAGGCTCTGTACCCGGTCATCGCGGCCCATGTGAACGTGGGCCGCGGCGACAATCTGGCCTGGCCGACGCGCCAATCCATGGCTGAGATCCTCAACTGGAGCCGGGAGCAGAGCGTCGACAAGTACATCGACCAGCTCGTGGCCGTGGGCGCTATCGAGACGGAGGAGGCCGTACGGGCGAACGGCGCCAAGGGGAAGTTGTACCTGGTGCACACTGCCCCGCCCCCCGACTACACGGGTCCGACCACGCTGGCCGAGTGGTACGCCCGGCGCCGCGAAGCCCTCAAGGCCACCGCGCAGCCCAAGAAGCCGCGCCCGGCCAAAACCGCCACGAAGGTGGCCAGCACGCCGGCTGCCGTAGAGCCCGCCGCACCCGCCAAGAAGACGGCCACCGCGCCGAAGAAGAAGGCCGCGGCGGCCCGCAAGACGAAGGAGCGCTCCCCCGAGGAGCAGCAGCGCTTCGAGCGTGCCGACAAGGGGGCACGCCTGTGGTGGGAGGAGAAGGCCCCGGCACTCGTCCAGGCGAAGAAGATGGCCCGGCTCAGCGGCACCCCCAAGCAGAAGTCCAGCAAGTTCATCGCGGTGCGCGGACTGATCGAAGGAGCCCTCGCGGCCGGGTACGACTCGCGGCAGATCCTCACCGCGCTGGAAGACGTGGCCAGGTGGCTGCCATCGGCGCAGGCCTTCGACGATGCGCTGGCCCGGACCGACGGTGTCGCTCCCCGACGCGGCCCTCAGCCCAACACGCCGCTGTACCGCGACAGCCAGTGGACGCAGAGCCCGCCCGCTGCGGAACAGCCCACACCCAAGCTCGCGCCCGCCGACGAGTTCGCCGTGCTCGACCATGCCGACCGCTGACGAAGGGAGTACCGAGATGTCCCTCACGATGGAATCGCCCGCCGTGGCGCCGGTGAACGGCGCCGTGGCCAATGTGATGCGGATCCTGCGGGCCCGCGGGATGAGCGTTCCTCCCGCCGGAGAGTTCGAGGACCGCCCGGACAGCACCGACGAATACCAGGCCCAGGTGAACCGCACGGCGTGGGCCAACAGCCTGGCGCTTTCCAGCCACGACGACTACAACCGGTTCCGCCTGGACCGCCTCGAACCGGAACAGGAGCCCGAGCGGCTGCGCGCGTTCGTCGACGCGCTCGTCACCGTGCGCCGTCACAACCGGGCGCAACTGCGCCTGCCCGCACCCGAGCGTTCCCTCAAGACCGTGGCCCGGCTGAACGCAGTGCTGTCCGGGAACGTCGGAACGGGCAAGACCGCCGCCGCGATCGCGGCGGGGAGCTACGCCGTGGACAGCGGCATCATGGTGCGCTTCCTCAGCCACTCCCGGTACCTGGCGTGGCTGCGCCCCAACTCGGCGCCCGCCGGCATGACGACGCTGCGGCTCAAGGAACTGCACGAGCGGTGCGACCTGCTGATCGTGGATGACCTGTGCAACGAACTGGACGGCTACGCCAGCACCTTTGTGCGCACCGAAACCGCCGACCTTCTGAACGCCCGGCTGCACTCGGGCCGGGCGACCCTCTTCACGACGAACCTCAACAGCGCTCAGGTCGGCGAGGTCCTCGGGGAACGGTTCGCTTCCCGAATCGGCAGTCAGGCCGCGCACTTCAAGATGGTGGGCGGTGACCGCCGACGCCCCCTGACGTGGTGAATTCGGACGAATCCGCGAATCGGAAGGAAACGGAACTGGGTGCGGATCATGGCGTGATCTAGACTGCGCCTCGACCAGCCGCTCAAGAGCGAGGGCGCTGGCGAATCGCTCAGGAAGGACTCTGGCCGTGGCCCCACCCACCAAGAACAAGACGGTCCTGCGAGACATCACTCAAGGCGAGCGGGATCTTCGCGACTGGCACCGCAACATGCGGATCGGCGCGGCGCTGGCCGGGTACGGCATGATGCTCGCCTCGCTGTACCAACTCCACTGGGCGGGCACCCTCATCGGCTTCCCCTGGATCCCGGCCGCAGCCATGGCCGGATCCCTGGAGCTGCTGCTGGCGTTCAACGCCGGCGCGGTCACCTCCATCCGCAAGCGCAACCCGGACGGCACCGAGGGCGGCTACTACTGGTCGCTCTGGGGCATCTTCGGGTTCCTGCTGTGTATCTCGATCGCGGCGAACGTCGGCCACTGCCTCGTCGCCCTGAGCGAGTGGTTCGGCTCGGGCGCGGCCCCCCAGGTGATGGTCGACCACCAGATGTGGGTGTACGGGGTGGGCAGCGCCGTATCGGCGATGGTCCCGCTCGGCGGCAGCTTCGGTCTGCACGTCAGCGGATTCGTCCGCAAGCACGGTGCCGGATCCGACTGGTCCGACTCCTCCGGCAGTGCGGCAGTCGTCACCCCTGGCACCAACGTGGCCCCCGCCCCAACTCCCGCAGCGGGAGCGAAGGTCACGGTGCGCAGCGCCCGCCGCCTGTTCAACAAGAGCGGACGCCGGCACGCGGCTCCGCTGTGGGCGGGCCAGGCCTCCGCCCCGGCGCCGCAGACCGAGCTCCAGTCCGTTCCGCCGGCCGCCGCCTCCCCGGCCGCGTCCATCCAGCCGCCGCGGGTGAACGCCCGCGTCCCCGAGCAGCCGAAGCCCGCGGCCCCGTCGCCGGCGCCCGCCACGGTGCCGCCCAGGGCCGAGGCGGAACCGGTGTCCGAGTTCCCCGACGACCTGTCGGCCGAGGACAAGGAGAAGGCGCTGTACGCCATCTACCGGCAGGCGCGCGACCTTAACCAGACCGAGCGGTTCAGGCAGGGCGGCGACCTCAACGGCAGCCAGCTCGGGCTCCGGCTGGGCCGGAGTGCGGCCAGTGGCCGCAACAATGTCCGGCCGAAGTTCGAGGCCCTGTACGACGCCGAACTGGCCAAGCTCGGCCAGGAGGACGCCTCGGTGCCCGAGCGGCAGCTCACCAGCGTCGGCTAAGACCTGTTCACCCCTGCGGCGGGCGCCTCGTATTGTCGGGGCACCCGCCGTTGACGTACCCGGCCCGGATCGGACTCGCCATGGAACACAGCCGCCGCGCGGCAGCGGCACGCCTCGCCGCCGCGCAGACCGCGCGCGCCTCTGCTGACCTCGCCCGCGCCTATGTCGGGGACACCTCCGCGCCCGTGGCCACAGTGGATCGGGTCCGTGCCGTTCGGCGCCTGCGGCTGCTGACCGCCGAGTTGATGGACTGGACGGTGCGTGCGGAGTTCCTGGCCGGAGCGTCGTGGGCGGAGCTGGCCCTGGCGACAGGGCGCGATGAGGCGACGCTGCGAGCCGAATACGAAGAGGGGACCCTTCAGTGGGCGTTGGCGCTTCCGGAGGCGACCGACGGTGAGTTGCAGGACGCGGAGATGCTGGACGCCTGGTACCGGCGGCACGCCGAGGAGATCGTCGATCCAGGTGAGAACGCCCCGGTGTCAGGGCTGTTCACACCCCCAACTGAACGAGACAAGTGGTAAACTGTACACCAGTTCAGGGCGCGATCTAAAGGGTCGCGCCAGAGCACCATGCCCCGGCAAGAGCGAGCCGGGGACGCGTCGCTCCCCAAAACCCAGAGAGGCGGTCACCCGTGGCCGAAACCACCACCGACCCCCTGCCCAACCTCGACGAACTCATGGAATGGAGCGTCGACAAGGCCTTCACCGCCGCGATGCGCGAGATCGCTCCCGTCGGCAAGGACGGCACCAACACGCACCACCGCTACAACTTCCGCCAGGCGGAGGACGTCGTCCGTGCCTGCTCCGGGCCCATGCGGAAGTACGGCCTCAAGATGTTCCCCAAGGTCATCTCGCGGGAGCACCAGACACGGGGCAGCAACAACGTCACGGTCCTGGAAGTCGAATGGGTCTTCCGCGGCCCCAGCGGCGACACCATGACCGACACCGTCACCACCGTCGGGGAAGCCGCCGACGTCTCGGACAAGGCCACCAACAAGGCCATGACCGCCTCCGAGAAGTACGCCCTGCTCCAGGCATTCAAGATCGAGGTGGACGCCGGCGACCTGGACGACGGCGACCGTGACCACCCGCAGTCCGTCCGCTCGCCGATCGACTGGTACCTCGAACAGCTCCGCCGGCCGGAGGTCTGGTACAGCGCCACCGCCCTGCGCGAACTCGTCGCCAAGGCCGAGAGCAACGGCATGCTCAAGGTCGCGATGCCCCACAACCCCTTCTGCACGCTGGAGGAGTACATCATCGCGCGCGGCCGCCAGGTCGTCGCCGAGATGGAGGAACGCGACCAGCAGCGGGCCGAGAGCCGCGAAGCCGTCCAGGCCCAGATGGCGGCCGAGCACCCCGCCGCCGTGCCCCAGAACAGCACCCCGCCCCCTGCCACGCCACCACCCGCCGCACCGCCCGCACCGCAGACGGTCAGCCCTCCGCCGCTGCCGACGGCCGCCGAGATCCAGGAACGCATCACCGAGGCGCAGTCCGATGCCGCCGCCCTCGAAGCTCTCAGGGACCAGGTAGGCCCGGACATCCTTCAACAGGTCGTCATCGAGTCCCGGTGGGGCAAGATGAGCGCCGCCGCCGCCATCGCGATGGCGCTGCTCGAACTCGGAAGCCCCCCTGCTCCACCCGCCGCTGACGATCCGCAGGAGACAGCTCCCGAGCCGCCCAAGCCGAAGCGCAAGCAGCGCAGCGCCACGGAGGAGCGGGCCCGGATCAGGATGCTCACCGAGGCCGAGATCCAAGCCCGCATGCTGAACATCTCCGTGCACGAGCACTTGGCAGACGTGCTTCCGGCAGGGTCCGTAGACCCCGGGAACGTTGCCTCCGGGGTCGCCCTACAGCAACTGGTCCGTGATGCGCGACCCGACGTACTCGCCGCACTCATCAAGGGTGGCTACACCAAGGCGGCCGAGCTGTACGCCGCGCTCGGGACGAGCGTGCCCGCCCCCAACATCGACGCCATCGTCCTGGCCGTCAACGAGGCGCAGCCCGTGGCCTGACGACGTGACGTGGCGTACCCCTGGCACCGCCGCTCTGCGCGGGCAGGCTGGGTACGCCCCGCCGCGTTCCGCCGCGTCACGTCACGTCACGGCGCTCGGGTACGGCATCGCGGTCAAAGGCGTACCCCTCGCCCGCAGGGCGTACGTACGGCTGCGGTGAAGGCGTACGGAAGGGGTACGCCCCGAAGCACGGGTACGCCCCGCGAGGCGACAGCCTGACAGCGAACGGGGTACGCCCTGACACCTCCACGAACGCGTGAAGGCGTACCCCGAGGGCGACAAGGCGTACCCCGCGCCGTACGCCTTGCGTCGTGCAAGGCGTACCCGCGGGGCACTCCACGTGCGCGTGCGCCGCGTACGCCCGGCCGCTACGAACAGCGGCTCCAGGACGCCGAACGATGGGGTACGCCCCATCTGACCTGCACAAATATCAAGGCGTACATGCCAGGTGAGGTCGACGTACGCCCCAGCAGAGGCAAGAGTACGCCCCGCCGGGTACGGCCTCCGGCGCCGGTGCGGCGGGGCGTACGGTACGCCGTGAAGCGTGTTCCCCAGGCGTACGACGATGGGCTCGGTCTGTCGTCTCGAAGGAGTACGAGCAGCAAAAAGGCGCACCCCTCGCTGCCGTCTGGGGTACGCCTTGTCGTCGTTCGGGTTACGCCTCAGTCGGCCGACTTCTGCATCTTCCGCTCCTCGGCCCGCCGCTTTCGCTCGGCGTCGTTCTTGGCCTTCTGGGCCTGTTCCTCTTCCCGGACGAGTTCCAGGAATCGCACGGGGTTCTCATCCGCCAGGCGACGGCGTGCGCGACCACGGGCGTTGAACTCGGGGAGGAAGAATCCGCGTCGGGCCGCGTCGCCGGCGAGGACGCGATACATCAGCCGTCCCTCGGTCTGGGCCCTGCTCTGCAATGCGGTCAGCCGGTTGCGATACCGCTTGGGCCCGTCGTCCTCGGGCTGGGGGAAGAACTTCTCCGGCTCCCTGGCGATCTCGGCGAGGAGCCCGCGCGCGTCACGGATGACGTCCGGAGTGCGCAGCGCGAGGGCCTGGACCTCGTAGTCCTCGGGGCGCTTGTCTCGTTCCTTCTCACTGTCCAGAAGGAACGTGATCAGGGCTTGGCGCAGCTTGGCCTTGCTGAGCGAACACAGGTGCTGAACACGGGCGGCGACGTCTTCCGGGGCCGGAGTGGGCCGCTGCGGTTTCTTCGCTTCCTTGGTGGTCTCCGGTGCGCCGTCTCCTGGCGCAAGGAACTGCTGGGGGGCCACCATGCCGGCGCATCCTCCTGCTGATTGTAGGTCGGCGCCGGCCGGGCGCCGGAGTTCAGGGCGAAGGTGGGGTGGCTGCCCTGCGACCGGACTCCCCGTGTGCCGGATCATCACCCGAGCGATGGGCTTCCCGGCCCTTGGCACCGTGAGGTGCGAAGTGGACTCGATTCGCTCTTCTCCGAGGTACTGCTCTTGGGGCCCAGAAGCCCCAAGCACCAGCGGAGCGCTGTCTTCAACGGCGAGTCCGGCGGCAGGGCAGCCACCCCACCTTCGTGCGGATGATACCCGCGCCCAGTCCGGACGCGGGCATCACCTGATCCTTTAAACCGATGTGACCGGCTTCGGACTGGTCGCAGTCTCGATCTTGGACGTGATCGTGCTCGGCTTCCACACCAGGTCGTGCGTCGCCTGCGACGCGGCGAGAACCGCGGCGAGCGCCCCGAGGGTCGGGATGCCGTGGGTGAACTGCTCCAGACCGCCCGTGCCCGCGACCGTGACAACACCGCCGATGAGAGCGACGACGACGGCGACGGCCCGCTTCACGGATGGCGCCCAGGCGGGCTGCTGCACGATGGCGGTGAGCAGCGGAAGCAGCGCGCCGACACTGGAGCTGACGGCGACGGTGTCGAGGGTGTTGCTCATGTGGTGTCCCTTGTCTGTTGTTGGAATGGACGGCGGGACCTTGCACGGCGCGGTTGCCTTGTGTCGCGGCGGCGTTACGACGGGGGTGAGGTGATGTCGGCAGCGATCTCGGCCGGAGGCTGAGGTGTTGGGCGCCCCAGGCTGCGCAGCGCGTCGAGCAGGGAGTGGATGTAGTCCAGCGCGGCCGCCTTCCAGCGCCGGTCCCTGCGCTGCTCCTCCTGCAGAAGCCGTACCTCGCGTTGCAGTTCGAGTTGGCCCGCTTCGAGCTGAGTGACCCGGTCGACGGTCTGCGCGTGCATCGTGCGCTCCTGGTCGAGGAGCGTCTTCTGCTGGTCGAGGACGCCTCGCTGCTGGTCGAGGAGACTCGCGAAGCCGCTGGTGACGGTCTTCATGGCTTCGACATAGGTCTGGCCGTCCGCGGCCTGGGCGGTGATGGTGGCCTGGACGGTGGCGACGCGCTCGTCGGTGTCGCCTCGGCGCCCGGCCTGGCGGTAGCTGAACCACGCGCCGGCGATGATGCCGCCCATACCGCAGATCGGGGCGATGACCGTCGGCCAGTCCACCGTGCCCTCCTCGTTCATGGATATGGGGGTTGCGCGGGAGCCGGGATCGTGAGCGGTCCTCGGCTCCCCGCGTTCCGTACAGTGCCGGGCGCGACCGCTTACGTCGTGCCCTGCCGTACTTCGCGGGCTACGGCGCCGGGTCCGGGGTGACGCCGGCGGTGATGTTCCAGGCGCGCCGTACGGCCGTGATGATCTGCTCGTCCGTCACGGAGGCCTGCGCGCTGTCGGCGTTGCCGGGGGTATAGCCGACGGCGGCCGCGCCGGAGATCACCGGGTCGGCGGCGATGACGGGGGCGAGACCGGGGGCGTTCCAGTCGCCGGGGTTGAGGACGGTCCGGGCGAGGGCCACGCGCAGTGGGTAGCCGGGGGTCGCGGGGTCCTCGGTGAGGATTTCGCGCGCGGTGCGGGTGAACGCGGCGCGGACGCGGGCGGCGAACTGGGGGTTGCGCATGAGGTGGTCGTGCTCGACGAGCAGGGACACGGCGGCCATGGGAGTCTCCTTGATCATTTGGTGTAGGTGACGCGGAGCTGGGGCGGGTTGTCCTGGCCGTAGCCGCGCGCGCGGCCGTAGTAGCTCAGGGAGGTGCTGTTGGGGTCGAGGGCGATGCCCCGCCAGGAGGTGCTGTCGAAGATGCCGCTGATGTCGACCCACTTGCCGACGTTCTTGCCCCAGCCGACAGCCATGGACTGGGAGTCGCACGAGAAGCTGGACGGGCGGGAGGCGTGGCTGTGCGCCTTGATGACCGCGGTGCCGCCGTCGTTGGCGTACCAGTGCTCGAAGTACAGGTACAGCTCGACCTTCTGGATCTTCGCGCCGGTCAGGTCGCTGTTCAGCTGGCTGGGGAAGCCGACAAGCGCGGCCTGCATGCCGTTGGTCGAGCTGTAGTACCCCTGCACCATGGCGGTGCCGTAGTACGAGTTGTAGCCGCTCCGGCCGCTGTAGGAGCCGGACCAGGCTGCCTGGTAGGTGCGGGTGTAGTTCTGGACCGGCGGCGTGGTCGTACCGCCGCCGGAGTTGTAAACGCCGGTCTCCGCGACGTAGGGGCCGAGGTCCTCGATGTACATCAGGCCGAGCCCGGTGTCGTGGCCGCGCAGGGAGACGGTCTGTCCACCGGGCCCGTTGACGTTGCGGAACGTGGACAGGATGCGGTGCAGGCCCGGGGTGCCCAACTCGTCGCCGCGGAAGACGTGCTCGACGTGGACACGCATCCAGTCGTCGCTGCGCATCGGCCACACGCCCCACTGCATCTGGCGCGAGGTGATGGTGGGGGTGGAGGCGCCGCCGTCGCGCAGACGGACCTGCAACTCGCCGCCGGCCACCGAGGGATCGCAGAAGGCATCCAGGACGATCCGGTAGGTGCGTCCGGGTTCTGCGTTGAAGGCGAGCTCTACGTACCCCATCTCGGTGCCCGTAGAGGTGATGACGCTCGCCTGATAGTCCAGTGCCAGCAGGCCGCGGGGTAGGCGGTCCAGGATGCGGTCCAGCGGGTCGCCGCCGACACTGAGCGCCCCGGCGACCGCCAGGTCCTGGAACCCGGCGCTGCCGCGCTGGTCGATGGTGGCGACGGGCGTGCCACCTGTGGCGAAGGTCAGATAGTTGGGGCGGCCGGAGACGAGCGCGACGGCCTCCTGGCCGTCGCCGTCGAACAGGCGCAACCCCTGCGGGGAGAGCTCTGCCCGGGAGCCGGTGTCGCGGCCGCCGATCACCGACCGGGCCTCCGCGTTGTCGAACCGCACCGTGCCGGCCGTCGACGCGTACGTCGCCACGACAACGTTCGCGCGGACCGCTTGGGAGGGCGCCTTGACTTGCCCGGAAATCCGCTGCCATCTCCCGTCGCGAACAGGCGGTTTGGCCTCGACAACTCCCCACGTCTGCATCTCGGCGCCGGTGCCATCCACCCACTGGGCGGCGATCCGCACGGAGTCCCCGGCCCAGTCCGCCGAGCACTGGTAGTCCACTCCGAGGTAGAGCGACTCTCCCGGCAGTACGGGCACGCTCACGAGCCGAAGCCCGCGGGTCGTCGCGGCCGCGGCTGTGGCGGACACCTGCAGCGCCTTGGCCGAGCTGTTGCCGCCCGTCACGACCGTCCACAGGGTCCCACCGGACTCGACGACCCGAGCGGCCGTGACCTCGCCCTCGAACGATGGATCGGGCAGGAGGTTGCCGGTGGTGCCGAGCGAGAGCTTGTCGGCGGTGACCGCGCCCGCCTTCAGGTGCGTGGCCTCGATCTGTCCGGCCTTGATGTGAGTGGCCTCGACCGCCTGCGCGGCCAACTCCCTAGCGCGTACGGCCCCGGCGTCGATCTTCCCGGCGACCACGGCGTTCGCCGCCAGGAGGTCGGCGCCGATCGTCTGCGCGACAAGCTTCGAGCCCGGTATCGAGCCGTCCTTGAGCCACACCGCCAGGTCGAGGAGCGTGGACAGGTCGGGGCCGTCGACCTGCCGCGGTGTCCCGGCGACCGCAGCGGACGCGGGCCCTGGCTGTCCGGCCGTGTTGGCGGCGACCAGGCGCACGTACACCGCGGTGTACGAGGATGTGGCCACCGTGACCGTGCCGCCCCCAGTGCCGGTGATGGTCGCGGCGAGCGTGCTTGGGTCGGGGGTGAAGTCGGCGGCCGCGCCCAGGTGGACTTGGACGTGGGAGAAGTCGGACGGCGTGGTGTAGGAGTCGTCGAACAGGCCGTTCCAGCCGATGACGAGTCCGGCCAGCACCGGCTCGACGGTGGGGGCCTCCGGGGTGGGAGGCGGTGTCGAGTTGTGCGGGACGACGGCGACCGTTCCGTCGGGCTGAATCCCGACCGACCCCCGCAGCGTGCCGTCCTTGGCGTAGATGGACAGCGCCCCGTCCTCAATCGAGGTGCGGGAGGCCTGCGTGGTGCGCTCCAGCGCCTGGAGGCGGAGGTCGAGTCCGTGGAGCAGCGCGGCCAGGCGTTGGGCGTCGGAGTGATCGTCCAGGAAGTTGACCATCGGCGGAGACTGGGCGGACGCGGTCCCTTACGTCGCGCGCTTGATGCCCGGGGGCTGTCTCCGCGTCAGTAGTGGAAGGAGTCGCACCGGCGCAGTGTGAGGACGCAGGTGCCGCCGGCGGAGATCTCGTCGCCGGTGATCCGGTGCCACACGTCGACGTCGCCGACCCACGGGACATGGACCTGGACGCGGATGTCGTCGCCCAACTGCCAGCTTCCGAAAACGGCGTTGGGGTGGTCGATGATCTGAATCGCGGGGATCTGAAGGGCTTGGGTGCGTCCGGCAAGTTCCTGCTCCCCGCGGGTGCGTAGCTCCGCCGGTGAGGCGAGGGTCTTGTCGGCGACGGTGGCGACCCGGCGCAGCCGGCCGTCGTAGCGGTGGAGCTGGGCGCGGGCCATGTCGCGTCCTTCGCCCTTGCCGAGCACCACGACTTCGTTGGCGAAGTCGTCGCCCATGCCCTCGGGCTTGGCGATGGCAGCGATGTTCTCCCCGTCGGCGAAGCGCAGGTCGGTACGGCGGCGGCCCAGGCGTGGGGTGCCGAGCCGGACCCGGTGTTCGATGGCGTTGCCGCCTCCGGCCCAGCTGTGTTCCTCGACCCAGTCGAAGGGGATGAGCTTGGTCAGGGAGTCGAGTGCCTGCCCGCAGTCGGGGTTGTCCCACCAGGCAAGTTTCCACGGGTCGGACCCGTCGGCCGCACCGAGGAGCTCACCCAGCTTGTGGCCGTCGACCTTGATGCCGATGTCGCCGTAGGGCCGGGACTGGACGTGAGCCCAGATAGCCCGGAACGCGTCGTATGCGTCAATTCGCTTTCCCGTGTACGGCTTTGGCGGATCGGGGACGCGGACCTTGCCCTTCGCGCCGTCGACCCACCCGTCGTGGTTCTTGTCCTTGCCGTCGTACGGGTCCTTGGGGGTGATCAACTCCCCGGAGATCATGCTGTCCTCGTAGGGGATGCCGTGCGGGTAGGAGCTGAGTCCCTCGCACTGCACGGTGATCTTCGGCCCGTCGAAGGACAGCTTGGTGATGATGCCGCCCCAGCGCAGGAATCCGTCGATCTCCAGATAGATCTTGGTGCCCCACTCCTGAAGGATCGGCAGCCCGTCCGGGCCGATCATGCGGGCGTACTCGGGCTCGATGGTGCCGCTCATGGAACCGGGGCCGGACAGATCACGCTTCGGGTTGGAGGACAGGGCGAAGGGAACATCCCAGTCGATGATCTGCTCCGGCAGGGCGCGTTGGGCGATGTACCGCCACTGCGACGCCATCAGACGGCGTCGTCAGGGGTCTGGTACCACTCGACGTCCGCGATCGCGGTCGTCGCCGTGTCCGCCTGGACAACACCGGGCAGTTTGCTGTCCAGGAAAATGAGCGACTCCAGCCACACCGTGGTGCCGCGCAGCGCCTTCGGGATCGTCAAGGTGTCGGCGCTGATCGCATTGATACGGGACGTGGTCGCCTCGAACCACACGGACTGAGCTGTCTCCGTTCCGATGCGGAACGCGCAGCCTCCCCACACATAACCGTTGATGACCTGCACCCCGGCGAGGTTCATGACGCCCTTGGCCTTGGTGGCCCACGGGGGGACGGTGACCTGCCAGCGCGCCACCGGCGGCCACTGCACCCAGGAGCCCTTGTTGCCGGCCCATGTCTGCTCGTTGGAGGGCGAGGCGGTGTAGATGTCGCGGTCCTTGCGCTGGATCACCAGCTGCCGCAAGTCCTTGATCATCGCCTGGGTGATGGAGGACGTGTTCGCGGGGATGTCGATGCGGGCGAGGGTGATCGACGAGTCGTTGGGCCGCACCTGCCGCACGTTCGTCGTGGTGTTCGGCACTCCGGAGATGACCCGCGTGAACACGTACGGGCCGGTCTTGGGGTCGGTGGGGTTGGGCCAGGTTTCGCCGTACGAATAGGGGTTCTCGATCCGGGCGACGATGAGGTCCGAGCGGGCGGCGACGCCGGTCGCGGCGATCGGAATGCTGTCCGCGCTCGGGAGCCGGGCGGCGTACGCCTGGTAGGAGGAGCCGGTGGCGCGGTTGAGGATCGCGCAGGCCCCGGGCATGACCTGCACGGCGGCCGCGGGGGTTTGCAGGGCCCGCACCTGGAGGTCGGCGGACCCGACGATGCCCTCGCCGCCGCCGAACGCCGCGTAGGAGAGCAGCCTTGTGACTTCGGAGCTGTGCTCGGCTCCACCCTCCACGAACCACGGCACCGAATCCCACGCCATGCGCTTACCTCTCCCTTGTCGACAGGGCGGGACTGTCCCTCGGTGAGGAGCCTTGCGTCGCGGGGTCGCGCTACAGGTAGGTGTAGGCGTCGCGCCAGGCGACCGTCATGAACGCGGTGCCCGTAGCGTCGGTGCCGCGCAGCACGATGTCCTGGCGGCCGAGCGGGAGCCGCATGTCCTGAAGGCGCGGTGAGCTGCGGTAGAGCTGGCCGGCGACGGAGCCGCCGTTGCCCAGCAGTACGGTGCGCGCCCACGGCCGCGGGTCGATGGTGACCTTCTCGCCGACCCGCAGCGTCAGGTCCAAGCTCACCTTCCACTGCCCGACCACCTCACACACGGGTTGGGTGATGGGTCCGTTGATCGTGATGACGGGCCATGTCGCCCTGGTGCCGCCGACGATGACCTCACCGGGGACGTGCGCGACGCTGTCGCCGGTCATGGTCAGGGGGGTGCGCAGCGGGCCGACGAGACCGCGGTGCGGTGGCGGGGCGAGGTCGCTGCGGACGACCTGTTCGCGGTCGTCGTAGGCGCTGGTGTCGGCGCAGATGAACGTGGCCACGGTCGGCGTGTAGCCCTGACGGGTCAGCTTCGAGCCGGCCGGAGTCCACTTCCGGGGCCTGCCGTAGAAGCGTCGCGCCCGCCCGCCCTGCACGGTGCGCAGCACTGCCGGTACGCCGAAGCGGCGCCGCAGTGCCTCCGCGTCCCAGGCCTGCCCCATGACGTCCAGGGCGCTCAGGTTGGCGTTGTGCCGCCCCAGTTGGTTGGGGGACGCGTCCACCGTGTCGACGCCGATCTCGAAGGTGATCGTCGACGTCGTGCGGAAGTCCTCGCCCAGGCGGATTCCGTCCGCCCTCGGGATGGGGGTGTCCCCGCTGTCAGTGTCGCCGTACGCGATGTCGTACGGCTCCAGCATGTAGAAGCCCGACCGGATGCTGCCGAACGTGAAGTCGGCGCCGGGCAAAGTCCCGTTGGGCCCATAGGACAGGTTCCACTCGCCCTCATCCAGCGACATGTGCGCCTCCTCGGCGGATGCGGCGCAGCTCGAACATCGCTGCGTTCAGGGCCTCGTCCGGAGCCATCGGGGCCCCGGTCATGGTCAGGTTGAGGTCGCCGCCGATCAGGCTGCCGCTCTGCGGGACGGAGGCGCGCGGTGCGGTCGAAGTGATGTTGCCGCGGCTGCTGTTGTGGAGGGAGACCGCGCCGTTCGCGAAGGCGCGCATCCCCCCGTTGGCGGCACCGGGGTAGACGACGAAGCCTCCGAAGAACCGGGCCACGGTGTCGAGGATCTCCGCGGAGCGCTTGCGCTTGGACGGGGCGAGCGGGATGTAGGCCTCGCCCGGCGCGGTCTCCGGTTCGGCCCACAGGCGCATCTCCCCGGCGCGGGCGATCTGCGCGATGTGCCGCTCGGTGCCGTTGGCGAAGGCCTTCACGGCCGCGCCGACGCGGTGAATACCCCCGTTGGCGAACTTGAGGATGCCGCCGTTGGCCTCCGGGAGGACGTATCCGTCCGAGTAGGGGCCCGGTTGCTTCGACGTGCGATAGACGTCGTTGTGGACCGTGGTGATCGTCACCGACTTGCCGCGGAGGCTGTTGATGGAGCTCTGGATCGCGTCGATGTTGGCCTGCGCGGTGCCCGGAGGCGCCGTGATCCGCAGCTCCTTCGCGCCCTTCGCTCCCGGCACCGACTCGATCTTGTAGCCGAGTTCGGTGAGGATACGGGTCGCCTCATCCGTGAGCGCGACCATCCTGAAAGGCTTGTCCCTGAACTCCGCCACCTGGCGCGCGACGTTCTGAAGATTCGCCGCAGCCTCCACGGTGAGCGCGGTCACCGCTACGGTCCGGTTGGAGGGCACGTTATTCGCGGTGTCGATGAACGTGTCGAGGTCCATGAGCGCGCGTTCGGTCTGCGCGGTGACCTGGACCTGCCCGTTGGGCATGTCCCGGATGATGAATCCGAGGGCGGTGAGCTTCTCCCGGGCCGGAGCGTCGAGCGTGTTCACGACGATGGTCTGCGGGTTGCCGAGCTCGCGGTACTGCTCCTGGATGCCGGTCAGCGCCACGGCGACTTCGCCCTGCCCGTCCAGCTTGAGGCCTGTGACGACCTTGTCGGGGATGAGGCCCATCTGGTCGGCGATGGCCTTGGCCTGGTTGGCGCTGACGCCGAGCGTCTGGAGCCAGCCGATGAGCTGGTCCCGGCCGGCCTGTGCTTCCTCGCGGGCCGCGGCGAGCTGCTGCACCAGAGGTCTGCCGGCGGCGGCCGCCTTGTCGAATGCGGCGGTGACCTTGCTCATCGCATCGTCCGCGAGGCCCGAGGAGAGCCGGTACAGGTCCTGGCCGAGCTGGTTGGAGGTGTCGAGCATGCCGTCCTTGACGACGTTCTTGCCCTTGGCGACGCCCGCGTTGCTCTTCGCGTACTCCTGCATCTCCAGCAGCCGCGCGTTCAAATTCTTGGTGGCCTCCTCGTAGGTCTTCGTCTTGCCCGACAGGGCGTCGATGAGTGTCTTGAGCGCGGAGGTCCGGGACTCGGCGTCGCCGGTGGAGTCCGCGAGGCGCTTCACCGCGTCACGCACCTTGTCGTAGGCGGTGACGCCCTTGCGGGCGAACGCGTCCTGGATCTGGCCGGTGTCCTCCAATTCCTTGCGGGCGTCGGCGATGCTGGTGCCCTGCTTATGGATCGCGTCGGCTGCCGCGAGGGCCGCCTTGCCCTGGTCGGTCATTACCTGCACCGACGACTTGCCGCCTGCCCGGTCCTCCCAGTGCAGCGTGGCCTCCGCTGCCGCGCGCAGCTTCTGCTCCAGCTGGTCCAGCGTGGTGCCCTGACCCAGGATCGCCTGCGTCAAATCTTTGGTGGAGACACCGGCCTTGGCGGCCGCCTTGCCCCAGTCCGACTCGACGGCGAGCTTCCGCGACTGCGCCACGACGTTGTCGTCGATCGCGCCGTTGGACTGGCGCAGGGCGTCGGCGAGTGAGGACACCTGGGCGCGGTGCTCGGCGGCGGCCTGCGCGGCCTTCTGCTGGCGGTCCGCGTACGCCATGAGTGCGATGGACCCGAGCCCGAGGGCGAGACCGAGCGGTCCGCCGACGATCCCGAGGACACCGCTCAGTCCCCTCCACATCACCTGGGAGGCAGCTCCGGCTCCGCGGGCCGCGCCGGCCAGACCGCTGCTCTGCTGGGAGACCCGCTGATAGACGAGTCCGGCCCGCTGCCACGCCCCCGATACCGCGTTGATCCGGCCAGGGGCTCCGACCAGGGACATGGTGCTGCTGGCGATCGCGGTCCCGAGACCGCCCACCAGGCCGGTCACGGTCCGCAGGACGCGAAGGGCCAGGAGCGCGCCCAGGAGCCCGCCGAGTACCGTCGCGAGGCCGGGCACGGCCTGCATCAGGCTGTTGATGCCGGTGGCCATGGCGGCGAAGGCCTGGACGATGACGGCGAGCCCGAGTCCGGCGGCCGAGAGTTGCTTGAACATCGAGGCGAGCGAGGCGAGCAGAGAGATGAGCTGCGGCCCGACTGCCCGCCCCAACTGGTTCAGGAACGAACCGAGAGACGGCATCAGCTCGTACCGGATCTGCCGCACCAGCAGCACCAAAGACTTGTCGCTCGACATCCGCGCCAGGCCCTTGCCGAGATCGCCAAGCAGGCCGATGGTCTCCCTGTACACCGGGAGCGACTGGTCGAAAAAAGCTTTCATCCGCTGCTGGCCCTGCGCGGAGTTCGCCCAGGCGTTGAAGTACCGCATCTGGAACTCGAAGCCGCTCAGCAGCGATTCGCCGGACTCTCGCGACGCGCGGCCAACGCCCGCCAGGCCGTGGCCCAGGTCCACGGTCGTACGGATAAGTTCCTTGCTCTTGTCGATCGACCGCTGAAGGAACCGGTCGAGGGACCCGTCCGCGCGGTTGGACTCGTTGGCCGCGCGCAGCCACGCCGTCCAGCCCTCGGTGAGGGCAGCGATCCGTTCGACGGCCGGCCCCGAGGCCACCGTGAAGTCACCGACGGCGTGCCCGAGGTTGGTCAGGCTGCGCGCGAGCGTGCTCGTGACCTTGTTGCTGGAGGTCGCGACCTGGTCGAAGTCCTTGGCGAAAGACTTCGTCTGCGCGCCCTTGGACATCTGGCGCACCAGGGTGCCGACCTGGGCCGCCGACCCGCCGAGAGCCGCCTGAAAGCGCGGCAGCAGCGAATTCGTGAGGGGCTTGACCTGATCCGCGATCTTGGAGAAGAACTGTTCCTGAACGACGGAGCGCAGGCCCTTCCACTTCTCCGTAACTCCGGCGATGGCCAAGACCGTCTGGCGGGCCGACGACGACAGGCCCTTCATCGACTCAGCGAGAGCGGCCTGCTGCTTTTTCGTCAGCTTCCCGCCGGCGCCAAGCTGGGCCTGAGCCTTCAGCGTCTCCTTCAGCGCCTCACCGAACCCGCCGAGCGCCACCTTCGTACTGACCGCGGCCAGCCCCACCCCGGCGATGAGCCCGGGCAGGGTGCCGATGATCCCAACGGCGGGCGCGGCCGCGGAGACGAGTCCGGTCAGCCCGGCGCCGAGTTGAGTGATCCACGCGATGGCGGGCTGAGCGAGTGCGACGATCGCGCCGAGCAGTGCGGTACGACCGCGACGCCTTCGCCCGCGGGGCATCTTGAAGTCGACCGGAATCTGCACCGGTTCGCGGTCGGCCTCGCCCTGGGCGCTCTGGACGAGGGAGCGTATGCGCCCCATGAGGCCGCCACTGCGGCCGCCGCCTTCACCGTCATCGGCCCGTACGGGCACATTGATCCGAGCGCGGCTCGCCTGCTGAGCTATCTCGTCCAGCTCACCGCGGACCCGGTCACGGTCGATCTTGACCTTGACCTTGGCCGATACTCCAGCCGAAGCCTCCTTGACGGCCTTCTCCAAGCGCTTGCGCAAGCCGCTCTCGTCGACCTTGACCTTGACCTTGACGGACAGGCCCGCGGCCGCCTCCTCGACCTTCGTCCGCAGTTCGCGGGCGAAGCCGTCGAGGGCCGCGACGACCGTTACCTCCAGGCGGCCGGCCTGAATTCCCTCAGCCACCGCTACGCACCATGCCTCTCCGCGCAGCGGCCGCCAGCATCGCGCGGTGGCCGCTCATCGGCGGGCGTGCCTGCTGCGCGACCGGGCCGTTGCTCGGTGCAACAGCGCTCGGCCCATAGGGGCGGTGGACCGTGCGCGGCTTGTCGCGGCGCCGGTCCGAGGCAAGCAGAGAGACTTCCTCGATGAGCTGCGCGAGGAGTTCGCTCTGTACCGTCCAGCCGTTGATCGGACTTGACTTCACTCGGGACTCCTCGGGCAGGCCGTCGAGGAGGACGGTCAGCCGGCGGAGCCCGACGAAGCCGGGCTGTCCGGGTCGGCGCCAGACGAGTCGGGCGTCGAGGTGGTGGTATCGGGAGAGGTCGGACTCGATGTCTCGCCACTGGTCGCGGAGGAGCCGCCCAGTCCGAAGGACTTTCCCAACTCGACCCCGTACACCTTCACCAGGGCCTTGGTGAGGCGGACGTAGTCGGCCATCGAGGGCTTGACCGACAGGAACCGCTCGTACGGCTCTTCGCCGAGCAGGATGCGGTAGGTCTCCTTCACCGCGGCGAGGAACTTCTTCGGCAGGGACGGCCGCCTGAAGAGAAGCTCGATCATGTCGCCAGCAGCGCTACCGCCTTCCGCCTTGGCCAGATCGGCGAGCAGGCCCACCAGGTCCAGGTCGTCGGCGAGCAGCGGATCCAAGGCGTCGGCTGGGAGTTCAGCCGGGAAGCGGAAGACGTGGCCGTTGAGCCGGACGTCGATGCCGTCGGGGTAGGTGATCTCGCGGCGCTCGGCATCGAGGTCGAGGACATAGGCCATGGGGCTCTCCGGTGCTGTGGTTACAGGGGCACCGGGAAGGTAGAGAGGGTAGTTGCCTTGCGTCGCGTGCTGGCCGGGCGAGGGTCCATGCGCTACTTGCCGCCGGGCCGAAGGTCTGAAATGACGCGCTCTGACGGGATTTCGGGGGGCTGTGCGTCAGGTGTTGCTCGGTGCAACGCTAGCCTCGTCGGAAACAGGACCGATGACTTCCGAGAGGAAAGGGCAGCGTGCCAATCTCAGTAGAACGCCCCTCGCGCAACCGAAGGGGGAACGGACAGCCGCCGAATCCGGGCAATCCCGCCCCGGAGCAGCCGTCTGCCAGCGATACCGAACAGGAGGCGCACTCAGGCGCCAAGCCGCTCGTCGGCATCAATGACGCGCCCGATCGCGACTGGGACTTGCTGAACATCCCACTCGACCAGATCGAGGCCAATCCGTTCAACGACCGGGACATGGGCGACCTGACGGATCTTGCCGAGAGTCTTCAACTGCCGGCCGGTCTGTTGGAACCCGTCTCGGTCATGCATCGCGAGGTGTTCCAGGCCGAGTACCCGGATGACCCCAACGTTGCCCAGCTCACTGCCAAATACACCCTTGGTTTCGGCGAACGGCGCTGGCGGGCGCACGCCATCGCAGGCAAGAAGCGCGTCCGCGCGGTGCTTCGAAACGATCTCGCGCCAACGATCCAGGAAGAACTCCTCAAGGAGAATTGGCACCGCAAGCCCCCCACTGAGCTGGAAGAGGCTCGCGGCTTCAGTCGTCTGGCACGCCAGGGGTACTCAACCCGTCAGATCGCCAAGGCGATGGGCATCCGTGACCACACCAAGGTCAAGCGTCGTCTCGACCTGCTGCTCCTGCCTCCGGTCGTGCAGGAGGCGATCGAGCTGGGAGCAGCCAAGGGCGGAATCGGCCCTACGAACGCGCGGAAGCTCCTACAGCTCGATGACGAGGCGCAGCGCATCCAGGCGTGGGACCTGATGCGCACGGAAAGGCTCACGGCCGATGACGCGATGAAGCGGGTGATCCTCGGGCCGCAGCGCACGTCTGACGACGCCGATCCGACCGGGTCGGCCGGTGAGACCGCCGGCGCTGCTGGTGTACAGAGCAACGCCCAGCCTGACGTGGACAATCCTTCGGAGGACAAGGACGAGGCGCCGGGCGACGAAGCGGCAGAAGAAACCCAGCCGAAGCCCGAACAGAAGCCGGTCGCCCCTCCCAAAAAAAAGCTGGAAGCGCCGGCAGACAAGGCGGCGTACGAGCGCCGCGTCGGCTCCTCCAACCGTGAACAGGCCTGCGTCCATCTCCTCCGCCGCGCGGATGCCTCGCAGGCACAAGGCGTAGCAGTGCTGCTCTCCCGCGCACTCCTCGTGCCGGTCAAACAGGATCACGCGCGGAGCAGGGCTCACGCCTGGCTCACGGAGTCCGGCAGCGCCGAGCTGAACGTGCGGAACACCGAGAGCTACTTCGAAGCGGTACTCTCCTCGCCGTCGCGCTCCCTTATCGAGCACGTTACCTTCGCGACCGCTCTGGCAGCCGGCGAAGTGCGCGCAGCGGACAGGCGCCGGCCGTCGTGGGACGCCCACGACGCAGCCTTCGTCAAGTTCCTGATGGATGCCGCAGGCTACGTACCCGACACCCAGTGGGAGAAGCGGGAGCTCACACGCCTTGGTGTTGCTCTGAGCAACACCAAGCAAGACGAGTCCGAACGAAGTGAGACGGAGTCTCTGTGACCACCAAGAAACTGCCGGTTCAGGTGACCAAGCGCCTGCGGCCCAACGGGCGGGCCCATCCGCTGATCATCGCCGCACTCCTCGCCGCTGGCGGCACGGCCAAGACCACCACGAGTACTATCCTCGCCACCATCCTCGCTCTGCGCGGCTACAAGGTGCGGCTCTTCGACTTCGACGCCCAGTGCAATTCCAGCGAGACTCTGTGCCGTGGTCCGGAGGAGTACAGCGGCCCGAACGTGTGGGACCTCATCACCAAGAAGAAGAGCCTCGAAGAGGTCACCGTCACCGGCCGGTACCGTTCCGGATACGACGACAAGGGTAAGCCGGTCTTCAAGAACATCCCGAACCTCTACCTGGTTCCTGCGACTCCCGAGCTCAAGCACGCCGATGTGAACCTCGCACTGGAGCAGAAGAACTTCTACTGGCTCGTGGATCTGTGTGGCGCCTACGAGGACGGCGACCGCGAGGCCGACGAGAACGAAGTGTGGCTCTTCGACCTTCCGGCCAACTACGGACGACTCACGGTCACCACCATGGTGGCCATGGAAGAGGAGGACGAAGTCCTGCCTCCCCTGCTCGTCACCGGCAAGGAGGACAAGGCCCTTGTCAAGCTGCACAATGAGCTGCGCGACATGAACAAGGACTACGCCTCGCGAAGCGCGCCCGCGAGCCCGACTGTGCACCATGTGCTTCTGTGCGCGACACCGACCTCAAGGCACGACGCCCTGGAGTACTCGGAGACGATCGAGCGCGTGGAAGCCCGGCATGGGGACCAGGTGCTGCCTTACGTCCGCTACAGCGGTGTGGTCGCCGGCCAGTACAGCAAGCAGTGCACCACCCCGATCTCCGACCCCAAGTCCTTCCCCACCCTGGACTATGAGGCGGTCGCCGACGCTCTGGGCTTCCCTGATCTGGAATCCGCCGCTTAGCGTTGCTCGGTGCAACACCAAGGCCCGTATCGACCGCGGAAGTCCGTAGCTCCCGCGCCCGGTACGGGCCTTGCGCTGTGCAGGCCCAGGTTACGCGGGCGGGGCGAACGCGCTGTCGTTGGTCAAGAGGTACCAGGCTTCCGTCCCGTCGCCGCCCTGAACTGCGAGGCGTAGGGGCAGTGTGGACTCCTTGCTCTTCTGCAAATCCGTCTGCACGCCCTCCATCTGCATGGCACGTGGGATGACATAGCGGTAGGCCTTCTCTCCGTCGATGACTTCCAGAACGGCCGCGACCTCGGAGCGGCCACCGATGGGCGGGGGCGTGAACCGGTAGTGCTTCGGGGTGCCGGTCCCGCCGGTTGGGGTGATCTCTGAGATCTTGCCGCCGCCGAAGACGGCCTTGAAGTTCTGTCCGCTCCACTGCTGGAGATCGACTTCGACGGTAGCGGCGTCAGAGGTCTGGAAGGTGCGGGACGGGAAGTCGCTCTGGGCGCTCTTCACCGTTTCGAACTGGGGTTCCTCCTGAAATTTGAGGGAGTCCTCAGTGGTGAGGCCGACCGAGTACCAGCCTGCGCCCATCGCCACGGTGGCGTCTGCTGGCGCCACCGTGCCGACCGGTGCGAGCCATACGCGGGTTCGGGCGGGAACAACGATCTGGGTTGCGTTGGTGATGTCGCCTGCCATGGCGGGGTTTCTCCTTGGAGCCGGGAGGTCGGGGACCCGCCACGTTGGCGAGGGCAGGGGGCTAACGTCGCGTCCTGCCCGTCACTTTGCGTGTCAGGGGCGGACGGTGACGAGGAGCCCGAACATCGTCCGCGGCTGCCCGTCGGCAAGTGGGGAGTCGATGAGAACTCCCGAGGGACGGACACGGCTGATCACGGGCTGGCCGGGAGTTGAAGGCGCGTCCGTCAACTCCTTGGCTGCCAGGGCGCTCAGCAGTGCGATCCGGCGGAGTGCGGCGGGTCCGGGCCAGCCGCCGGGGTCGCCGTACACCTCCAGCATGACCTCGGATTCGGTGGCCCACTCCAGGTTCCGCATGTCGCCGGTTGCCCCGGGGGTGACGCGTAGATGGGGCCATGGCGCCTCGACCGTGCCGGATACGCGGCCGGGCCCGCCGAGGGCCTCCACCACGGTGGGGTGCTCGGCGAGCCAGGCCAGGATCGCTGCGACGGGGTCGGCGTCAGCGATCTCGTATGAGGCGGTCATGGTCAGCCGCGTGCGCGTGCGATGTAGCCGCTACGGCGGAGCTGCCGCGCGTAGTCGGGCGAAACGTGGGCTCTGTCGCCGGGCTTTACCTCTGTGGCACCGATACGAAGGTGGTGGGCAAAGGTGACCTGTTCGGCTACCTGGCCCTCACGCAGGGGCAGGCCGATGACCTTGATGGGTTCGGCCGGCGCCGACGGCGTCTCCTCTGCGTCGACGGCAGTGCTGGTCTTCTTGATGGTCGTCATGGGGCGTGAGGGTGCAGTCTTCCGGCGGCTTGTGTCTCGTTCTAGTGGTGTTGCTCCGTGCAACACCTACCGGCGCGCGGCAACGGCGGCGGCCGCGCGCGCCATGTAGAAGGTGCCGGGGGCGGTGAGGTTGCCCGGGTAGACGGTGCCGACCTCGGCCTCGACGACGTAGTCGCCCTGGACGACGACCTTCACGGTGACCGTGCTGCCGGTGACGACGGGCGGCTGCGTGGAGATGTTGCGGGCGATGCCGTCGGGGATGGACTGGGTGCGGCAGCGGCAGTTCTTGATGTTGGCGACGGCCCGGGAGGTCTCGTCCCGGGGGGCGTTCATGTAGGTCACGGGGCCGAGGCCGCGGTGGCGCATGTCCCAGTCCATGGAGTTGATCTCGAAGCGCAGATTGTCGGGCCGCTCCTGCCCGTTGGCCCCGATGTGGGTGGGGTGGTGGTGCTGGTCGGGGACGGTGACCCATCGCTTGGTGGGCGGGGCGAGCCGTTTTGCCTCACGTTCGACGCCTCGGGCGATGTCGTGGACCTGGGGGGCGATCATCTGGGCAAGGCGCTGCTCAAGGCCGGGAGCAACATGGAACTTTGCCATCAGGGGGTCTCCGGCGGATTGAGGGTCGCGGTGACCGCGATGTAGTCGGCGGCCCCGTACCCGGGGACCGCTTTGAGGAGGGCGGTGGTGACGGTCCAGGTGCGCGTTCCGTCCCCGAGGACGTCGCCCGGTTTCATCGGCCAGGCTGCGGGGTCGACTCGCAGCGTCCATGAGCCGTCGGCCTGTTGAGTGGCCGCGCCGGGCCAGGAGCCGCGGGGTGCCGGGCGTGCTCCGGGGGGTGGGGGTACGGGTGTGCCGAGTTTGTCGCGGGTCCAGGGGTGAGCGAGGACGTAGGCGGTAAGGGTGCGGTCGGCGAGGACGACAGCCATGTCACCACCGCCGGTAGCGGCGTACGCCGCCATACGGCCAGGGTGTGGCGGCGGTGGTGCGGGCCGGCCGGAAGACTCGCCGTCGGTAGCCGCTCAGTGAGTCCAGGGTGGGCGGCGCGCCCGCTTGTCCGGGGATGGGGGCGGGGTCGTAGCTGATGGACTGGCCTTCGGCGGAGAGGGAGGAGATGCGGCGGCCGCCGTCTGCCTCTGCGGTGGGGGCGTTGCGCAGGGATTCCGCGGCGTGGGTGATGACGTATCGGACGATGGGCTCTTCGTCGGCGCCGTCGATTCCGACCAGGAACGAGACGTCGTAGGTCCCGTCGGTGCGTGCTGTGTAGGAGGCCACGGTGAGGACATCGTCGTCCTCGACTGGCCAGGCCCGGGGGTCGTCGAGGGGGTAGCCGTACTTCGGCAGCACCTTGGTAAGCCGCGCGGAGGCGGGGATGAGCGGGCGGCCGATGTAGGCGAGGACGTCGGCCTGCGCTTTGTTGATGGCTCGCCAGTACCGTTCGCGCTGGGCGGCGTTGAGCGGGAGCGGGACGCCGAGCTCGTCCGCGACGTTCTCGGCGGAGGCCACCAGGCCGGTTCCCTGCGGGAGGTCGACGATGGCCATCCGGTCGGTGGTGGCCGGCTGGCCCTTGGCCGGGGTGATGGTGACGGTGCACCAGTACCGGCCGTCCGGAACCTCGGGAAGGGTGAACCGGTAGAGGCTCTCTCGTAGCCGGACGGCCGGGCCTGCTGTGGCGGCCACGGTCCCTGTGCGTTCGGGCCCGTTGTACAGGTCGATGCGGTCGACGCTGCCGCCGTCCGGGCCCGGGTCGCAGTACGTGCCAGCCCAGATGGGCCGGTAGTCGTAGACCGCCATGCGTTTTCCTGCCCTACTGGTTGGCGGCCTGGGCGCGGAGGCGGGTCACGATCCGCTGCGCGTTGACCGGGTCGAGTTCGGCGCCGGCGGGGACCAGGAGCCGGGTGGTCGGAGTGCGGTAGGTGCCGAGACCAACGTGCTCGACGAGCCGCACGGTGCAGCGCAGGGCGTTGCCGTACGGGGTGACGGCCTCGAAGACGGTGTCGATCTCGGCCGGAGGCTTGCCGGTGGCGTCGTCGACGATCGAGCCGTCCAGGCCCTCGGGGATGATCTGCTGCGGATTGCGGATGGGCTCCGCGTCCGGCTCCGGCTCTCGCTGAGCCGGGGGTTCCAGTGGCGCGACGTCGGGCTGCTTCGGTCCGTCCGCCGGACTCTTCGTCTCGGGCGCCTCGCCGACGGCCTTGTCCTCGACGCTCGGGTCGGGGGTCTCGACGGCGTCCGTGGCCTTGTCCTCGACGTCCGGGTCGGTCTTGCGGGTGCGGGCGGTGGGCATCGGTGTCTCCTGCGTCAGGGGCTGTTGGGGCGGCACTGTGGCCGCGCCGGACGGCTTGTGTCGCGCGGTGGCGGGGGCTCGCGGCCGGCCCGCCACCGCGCGAGGTCAGGAGTAGGTGAACCCGCCGGTCTTGGTGACCGGGCCCGCGTCGTCGCCGACGACGACGTTGACGGCTCCGGCAGTACCGGCAGGCGTAGTGACCTGGAGCCGGTTGGCCGTGAGGATCTTGAGGTTGGTGCCCGCGGTGCTGCCGAACTTCACGTCGGAGACGCCGTCGAGGGCCGTGCCGGTGATAGTGACGACCGTGCCGCCCGCAGCAGCCCCCGTGGCCGGGGTGATGGCGGTGATCGTCGCGGGCGGGAAGAGCTTGTCGATCTGTGACTGCCGCAGCACCGCACCCGCGCGGTAGGCGAGTGTGCGGATCGATCCCTCGGGGACGGCGTCTCGGCTGTCCGTCGGCCGGGTGCCCAGATCGTGGGGGCGGGTTGCGTAGATGTCGGCGGTGATGACCCGCTCGGGGTCGGAGATGGTGGTGGCAGGGAACGCCGTCTTGGTGATCCGCGTGCCGTCTGCCTTGTAGAGGCCCATGGGGGGTGTCCTTCGCTCGGTGTTCGTACGGAGAGCGGCAGGGTGGCGTACGGAGTCGCCTTGGGTCTTCTCCTGGGCTACAGGATCCGCAGGTCGTCCCATCCGTCTGCGGTGACGGAGAACACGAGCAGGCCGGGCTGTGAGACCTCTCCAGAGCGCACCGCGAACCAGTCGGAGCCGTTGTCGAAGGTGGGGGCCTGCACCCACAGGCGGCCGTTGCCGAGCTGCTGAGCGCGGAAGTGATGGAAGTGACCGCTCACGAGGATGCGGGCGTCCGCGACCGGCTGGTGCCCGAAACTCTGGCCCTTCCACCAGTCGGCGGCCTTCTCGGGGCGCGGGTACTGGTGGCCGTGGGCGAGACCGACGGCGGTACCGGCCATGTCCAGGGAGAGCGTGTCGCGCCAGGGCTCGGGCATGACGAACGAGACGTGGCCGTAGGCGTCTTGATTGCGGGCGTAGGCGTCGGCGATCTGTGACATCACCTCGATGCCCCAGTCGTCCTCGGGCGGCCCGACCGGGTCCTTACCGCGCCGCACTCTGGCGTGATTGGAGCCGACCGTCGCGGCGACGACGCGCGGGAATGCGGCGGCGAGTCGGTCCAGGCCCTCGAACGTGAGCCGCCGGTGTACACGGACCATCTGCGTCAGGGTCAGGTCGTTGGTGAACGCCTGAGCTGTGACGTTCTCGAATCCCTCGATGCAGTCGCCGGCGTCGAGCCAGTAGGCGGCGCCGGGCGCGCGGCCGATCTTCTTCAGGTCACGGAGGTGGTCTTCGAGCCGGTCGAACCGATCGGCGACGCGGGCGACGAGTTCCTTGGTTCCGCCGTCCCGTCCAACCTTGCCGGCCTGCGGGTCGGCGTAGACGACGGCCAGGGCCCGCTCGACGGCCGCGGGCATGCTGCGGGGTTTGCGGCGGCTTCGCATAGCGTCGCGGAGGAGTGAAGCGAGGTCGTCGGCGGAGGACCAGCTCGGGGCGGTGGGTTCGATGAGGTAGCGGCAGCGCCAGACGGGGCGGGTGACGGCGTCCTCGCCCTGGGCATCGCGGTGCCATGCGGCGGGGTCGTGGCGGGCTTCGACCAGGCGGACGCGGTAGCCGTCGGGCACGGCCAGGCCGAGGGCTTCGACGCGCTCGCGCCATCCGGTCTCGTCCTGCGGTGGTGCTTGGGCGGCGGGCGCGGTGACGAGCATGGAACCGCCCGCCTCGTAGCGCACGCCGGGCTCCCACCCCCTCGGTGCGTGAGATGTGGGGCGGGTGATCTCCGGCGTCAACGACTGTGCGGCCGCGGCGGGTTCGAGGAGCCGGGTCAGGTGGTCTTCGAGGCTCATCGCGGGCACCTGCACCCATTGCTCGCGCCACGACGCCGGTGGCGGGCCACGGCCGGGGCCTGGACGCGGTTGCCGTTGGAGGTGAGGGTGTCGGCGATCAGCGTGGCCGAGATCTGCGAGTGGTCGAGTACCTGGCGCAGGGAGTCGGCGGCAGAGGTATCCAGGGAGTCCAAGATCGCGCCGACCGTGCATTGCGGGCCCTTGCGGGCGGGCGGCACGTCGACGAGTGCCCCAAGGGCGGTGATGAGCGCATGAGTGGTGTCCGTCAACGTGGTTCCTCGGTTGATGGGTGCAAGCAGGGGCCGGACGTGGGCCCGGCCCCTACTCAAGTCACCGGCGGATGAGAGCCGTTGAATGCCGGCTACGGCGTGGGAGTGGTCCAGCTGCCGATGACAAAGGACTCAGGTCGCGGGCACTCAAGAGCGACCCGTTCGTCGGCTCGGACCGTAATGACGCCCCGCTCGAAGTTGTCTGAGTTCTCGCTGGAGACGGTCACCGAGACGTTCTCGCGGTCGTACAGCTGGGCGCCCATGCCGAAGGATCCGAGCAGGTAGTTGTTGTCGGGCATCGCCGTGGTCTCGACCACGTTGAGCCGCCAGACCTGCTTCACGGCGCCGATGGCGACTTGGACGGCAACGCGGAAGGCGCCGGTGTTGTCCTCTTCGACCTCGACCTGCTCCCACATGGTCGGAGACAGCACGACACCGGACGGCTCGTACTCCGCCAGGAGGCTCTTCGTGATCGCGCGCCGGACCTGAACGCTGTACTTGTCCTTCGCGCTGCCCGTGTACTGCTGTACGCCAGGCACGTTGAACAGGCCGGTGATCTTCTGCCCGTCGCCCACGGAGTGCAGCAGGTCGTAGTCCTCTGCGAATTTCACGCCCTCCACGAGCCTGTTGTTGATGAAGGTCTTCAGGCGGCTGTCGTCCGACAGGATGTTCTTGTGGGCGTCCAACATGTGCACGATCTCGGCGACCGGGTACATCACCGGCTCCAGCATCAGCTTGGAGCGCGGCGCCCGCCCGAAGACGTCCGTGTCGGCTCCCGTCGCCGGGGACACACCGTCCGCTGCGTAGCGTTCCTTCACCTGGGCCGCGTTGTTGACCCAGCCGGTCTCTCGTACGCCGAGCAGGTAGGCCGACTTGGTCCGCGCGGATGGGAACAGGTCTCGGATGTGCATCTTGCGGCGCTGGAGCTCGGTCATCGGGAGCTGCTGGCCGGCACCGAGGGACTGATGGGTCTGCGTCCCGGCCGAGAGACTGAAGATGGACTTGCCCTCCAGCTCCGCGCGGATGAAGGGGCGGTCCTTGAAGTCGGAGGCAGCCGCGCGCTGGAAGGCGTCGGACTCGACGAACATGTCGCCGAGGGACTTCACCTCCTGACCGCCGGAGTTGTTGGCGTAGTGCTGCGCGGCCGCAGACACTGCCTCGGGATTGTCGAGGTAGGAGGTGAGGTCGGCGGCGCCGGAGGCGGCGTCTATCAGTCCCTTGATCTCCTGTGCGTCCTTGACGGCCTTCACGTAGGCATTGCGCTGCTCGGTGCTGATGACGAAGGCGCCGTTCTCCTCCTTGAAGGTGCCGGCGATCCGTTCGGCCTCGCTGCTCTTCTCGGAGAGCTGCGTCTTGAGGGACGTCAGGAGGCTCTTGTCGGGGGTGGCGGTAGCCATGGTGCGGATATCTCCCTGTGCTGGGTTGGCGATGGCGTGCGTCGCTCGCCCGGCCAGCACCGGGACGCCTCAACGCGAGGCGTAGGAAAAACGATCAGGAGGGTTAACGTCGCGTGCTCCCGGCCAATGGGGGTGCTGAGACCGGGAGCACGGGGAGATCTTGCAGGTCAGATGGTGAGGGCGGCGAGCATGGCCTTCACCTCGCTGGCGTCGAGGCGCACCTGCTCGTCGTCTTCCTCGTCGGTGCTGTCGCTCGGCTCAGCGGTCTCGTCCGGTTCCGGATCGGGCTGCGCTGCGTCCGGCTCGGCGTCACCGTCCGCTTCGGGCGCTTCGTTTGAGGAGGGCTCCTCGGGCTCGTCGTCGTCCCAGCCGTCGGTGATCTCGTAGTCGTTGTCCCACAGGTCCAGCGTCGATCCGCGGCCGCCGGGCTTCTCCTCGTCGCTGTCCGGCTCGACCGCCGCGCCCTTCTTGGACATGGCCGCGAGCAGCTTGCGGACGGCGGGCTGGAGACGCTCGACGGAGGAGGGCTTGGCGTCGGACAGGTTGACGTAGGCCGCGGCATCCTCGATGGCCTCTTCGGACGGCTGCATGTATCGGGCCTCGGCTTCCTCGTCGCCCTCCACGGGCCGTTCGTCGTCGCCGACGGGCAGGGCCACGGTCGTCAGCTCCACGGGCTGCGGGGTCCCAAGCTCGATGTCGCGGCCGGCCACGGTGTAGGGGATGGCGTACGTGCTGGTCTCGTTGGTGTCGTGGTGGGAGACGATGACGCGGTCCGGGTAGGTCGCCTCGACCGCGACGAAGCAGTCGCCGTCTTCGGTGTTGAGGAGGTTGCGGGCGGCTTCGGCGAGGCGGGAGCGGAGCTGTTCGTAGGAGTAGGGCATCGGCTGGGTCATGGTGATGGCCTCCGGGGTGTGCAGGGCGGACTTGGCTTCGAGGACGGCGGCGCGCGCCGATTTGTGCTCGGCGGCATGGGTGGCGGGGTAGATACCGAGGGCGTCGTGATGCCGCAGGTTGCAGTAGCCCTTGGCGTCCTCGGGGGTCATGTGTTCGCCCGCGATGGCCACGCATCGGTCGAAGTCGCCGGCGCTGCCCCAGTTGATGCGGGCGGCTCCTTCGCCGCGGACGTACCAGTGGCGCAGTTGCTCGGCGTTGCCCCGGTTCTTGTCGCTTCCGCCCGCCGACTTCGCCTCCAGGACCACCTGCCGGGCGCTCTTGGCCTCGACCGGCGAAGGTTCTGGCGCGGGCCCGGTCAGCGGGATGGCGACCCGGTCAGGGCCGTGCACGACGTGAAGCTCCGTGAACTTCACCGGAGTTGAGGGGACGGGCGTGACGGGCGGCAGGTCGTAGCCGAGGGTGATGTGCGGCGTGAAGCCGTGCTCGGTGCGTACGGCCTCGCTGTACGGGGAGGCGGCGAGCCGGTCGGTGATGCGCTGGCGGAGTTCGGCGAGACCAGGGATGTCGACCGGTACCCACGTCGGGGTGCCGTCGCCGTGGTCGGGGAAGGAGCCGATACCGCCGATGCTGCCCGCGAGCGGCTCGGTGCCGGCGGCCGCGCTGGTGACGATGTCGGTCAAGTCGTCGGGCTGCCCGCCTAGCGCGTCCGCGTCCCCGAGGTAGGCCAGGGTGATGTGCAGGTCTGTCGGCGGGGTGCCCTCGGGCTGGGCGATGCCCTCGGCGATGTCCTGTGGCATGTAGAGGGCGACCATCACGCCGCGCCCGGTCTGTGGCTCGGCGGCCTTCAACTCGACCGACGACCATGTCGCCTTGTGCTCCAGCTCGCCCGGGGTGGCGGTGACCGGGTCGGACTTCACCTCGATGCTGCGGGTCAGCGGATGGGCACCGTGGAGCACGGGACTGACCTCGTACAGGTCCAGGTCGTGGATGATGCGGACCGCGTCGTGGCGCTTGGAGGCGCCACCAGGAGGAACCTTGTAGCCGATTGAGAACTGGGCCTCGCCGTGGTCGTGCCACATCTTGACCTGCTCGTAGGCGTCTCGGCCGCGGGACGTCCGCAGGTTGAACTGGACGACGGCTACGAGCGCTCCGGCGGCGGCGGGCCAGTGGCTGCCGCCGGGAATCGTGGCGAACCGAGGGTCCCCGGGCCGCCATTCCTCGATGTCGAGGACGGTGCCGACCGGATCCTTCCACTCGTGGTGCCAGACGGTTTTGACCTTGCGCGCGGCCAGGGTGCGCGTGAAGGCGCCGGGCAGGATCAGGTCGTTGACCTCGTCCACGACGCCGGTCACGGCGAAGATCGCGCGGACTATGCCTCGCTGGGGAAGGGTTCGAGGCGGGGGGCTCGGCACGGCGGGTTCCTCCTGGACGGCGGGGTCATCGCTCCGCACCGTGCCCGGGTCCAGCCACTACCGTCCCCCGCTGCTCCCCGCTGTGGTCAGCTCTGCGGCTTCCTGCCGCGCTTGCCGCGCTTCTTCGGGTCCTCTTCCTCATCCGCCGCAGGGTCGTGTGCTGCGGTGAGATCCGGCGCCGAGTCGGTTTCAGGATCGGCGAGTTGCTGCTCATCCGCCGGCGTGAACCCCAGAGACAGGGGCGGCGCCTCTCCTTCGCTCGGGTCGGGCGCGGGCGCGTCATCCGAAGGTTCAGCTTCCTGCTGTCCGTCGTCTGCGCTGACCTGGCCATCGGGGCCGTGGGTCTGGGTCATCCCGGCGTCGTCCACGTCGATGGCCCACGCATCGGCGTCGGAGTAGCGCCACACCTGCCCGGTCTCGTCACGGACCCAGCCGGTCAGAGTGCCGTCCGGCGCCTTGTCCAGCCACGCTTCCTCGCCCCCCGGTCCGCTGAACGCCGAGTTGGCCTGTGCCGGATCGCTCTCGTCGCCCTCGTCGTACGGATCGCCCGCCCAGGGGCGGCCGTCATCCGCCTGATCAACAGGCGGCTGCTGATCAGGCTCCGGCGAGCCTGGAGACGGGGCGGCGTTTTCGGGGAGGGCCTTCACGGCGTATGCGTAGTCCACGCGACCAGGGTCCGGGGCGGTGCCCTTAGCGTCGCGGCCTCAATCTAGGTCACGTCCACCACCATGGTGTGCTGCTTGAGAAGCGCGAGCACGGCCGCTGGGACGGCCGGGTCGAGGGGCCGGCGCGGGCCTAGCGGACGAAGCAGTACGGGCTGGCCCCGGTACTGCTCCACCAGGGCCCGTATGCGGCGGGAGCCAGTCACCGGCCGGTCGGCCCGGCCGGTGACCTCCACCTGGTAGGCGGCCCCGTCTTCGAGCGTGCCGGTCACCAACATCGTCGATCTCCTTACCGAGTTGCGAGCAGGCCGAGAAGGAAGGCCCGCAGGTCGTCGGAGATGTACCAGTCGCCCTCGAACATTGTCATGAGCCCGAGCGGTGTGAGGGCCTCTGCGCGGCCCTGGCTGTTCTGGTCGCCGAAGAGGCGAGCGAGCAGCACGTCCAGGGAGCTGCGCCGGGCTCCGGTCCGACCCTGGTGGGTGCGGGCGAAGAGGTACATGTCCTGCGCCGCAACGATGTCGGGGTAGTTGCGCTGTAGGTGGGTGATCAGAGCGTGCGCGGCGGTGCCGCGGCCGCCGTCGCCGAGATCAGCGAGTGTGGCCGTACGGCTCGGCCCGTCGTATCCGCCCTCCTCGCCGCTGCGCGCCGTGACGAAACGGTTCCCGGAAGGGGCGAGCCAGTCCCGCGGCACGTACTGCTGCATGTCGGCGAGGACACGCGCCGCCTCGGGATCACTGTCGTCCGAGAGGACGAGCGCGGAGGAGCCGGCCGGTCCCATCTCCCGTATCTGGGCGAGCAGATCGCGCACCGTGTCCGGCAACGCCGCGGCGTACAGACCGCGCAGACGAGCAGCGTCCTGGCGGGCCGCCTGGGCTTCGACACGAGCCGCCTCGATCTCCGCGTCGGCGTCCGCGCCGCCGTCAGCCGCGGCGGTCAGATCACGCAGACGCCGCTCCGCAACCGCCGCGTAGTCCATCGCGTCGCGCACCGCACGGTGCGGTGCGTCGCCGAGCTCCGGAGAACCCGCGGCGAGGCGCGCGGACAACTCGGTGTCCATGTCCGCCCCTGCGGCGCGCAGGGCGGCCAGGTGCCGCAGGGCGGCCGGGCCGGGCCCGCGGTCCGCAGCACGGTCGGGAAGCCAGCGCACCCCGTCCTGCACGGGCGGGAGTTGGCCTGCGGCCAGGGTGTTGCGGCGGGCGGGCAGGTACCAGCGGCTGCGCCGGGAGACCTGTCCGAAGCGGCCCGGGGCGGGCATAAGGCGAGTCCAGTGGGCGATCCGGTCCGCCAGCGACGTATCGGTCCCGGGCTGCGGGAGAGCGTGGGCCGCCAGGCGGCGCAGGCGCCGGTTCTCGGGCCAGGCCCGGATCCCGTCGATCAGGCGGCGCCGGAAGCGGGCGATGCGCTCACGCAGTCGGCGCAGGCCTTCCCGGCTCTTCCGCCAGGCCTTTGCGAGGCCGCGCAGGAACGCGGCGACGATCTGGGCGACCTTGCGGGCAATGAAGACCAGCGCGGCCAGGATGTGCGGAAGGGCTCCGGCCCGCTGGCCGGCAGGAAGCTGGGCAGCGATCCGCTGCGCAGTTTCGTCGCGGTTCGCGGCCATCTGGTTCGCGAGGCGATTGACGATCGCGGCCCGCCGCTCATCGGTCAGCGCGCCGTTCGCTGCCTGTCCTAGAGCGTCGCCGACCGCGCCGTCCACGTGGCCCGATACGGCGGCATCCACGTGGGGGTCGGTGTCCTGTCCGTTGTTGTCGTTGTCGGGAGCGGGTCGGCTGGCAGGGATGAGGCGCAGGAGATCGGCGGCACGGCGGGCAGTGTCCTGCTCGCTCTCGCCGTCCAGCGGCTCCAGGTCGTCGAGCGTGCGCAGGGCGGCCTTGACCGCATCCCGGCGTGCTCGGGCAGCCTTGGGGCGCAGCGTGCGCAGCAGGGCGGCCCGTTCGTCTCCGGTGATCCCTGCGGCATCGATCGCCGCGATGGCGGCCTCGCGCGCCTTCTTCATCGCATCCCGCAGAGCCTCCGGGGTGAGGCGTTCGGCGATGTCCTGGCGCAGCTGGTGGATGCTGGCGTCCTCGGAGATGCCTGCCAGAGCGGCGTCGATGACGGCACGCACCACGGCGTCGGTGTAGTCGCTGGAGAGGCGCTCCGGGTCGGGGGACGGGTTCGCGTCGCGCTGCTCACCGTCGTTCTCAGGGTCGGGAGCGTCCGGTTCGGGGGCCTGCCACAGCGGGTCGGAGTCCGCGAAGGTCTGCTTGGTCCGCAGGCCGTCGGCGTCTTCCAGCGTCAGTTCCCGCAGCCCGCCGGCGACTTCATCGATCGCGGCGACGCGGTAGGACGTCAGAGTGTCCGGGTCATCCTGGCTCGGCACGAAGATGTGGTCGCCGACGCCCACAGAGCCGATCGTGCCGGGCTCCGGCCGTGCCTGCTCCTCGCGGTCCGCGCTGCGACCGGCGGCTGCGTCCAGGTGGTCCGCGGCACGCTGTGCCGCACGCCCTTCGGGGGTGTCAGAAGTGCTGTGCGCCCGCAGGGAGTCGGCCAGGGCACCGGCCTGCTCCGGGGTGATCGGAAGGTCCCCGGCGATGCGGGCTGCGCCCTGTTGGGCCGCCGGGTCGTCCAGGGGGGCCTGCCCGAGGTTGGCGATGGCGTCGCGTTCCTCGGGAGCCAACTGCGGGTCGACGGTGTTGCCGGCGACCGGGTCGGCGACCGGGGGCGGGTCGAGGTCGCGCACTGCATCGGCAGGTGCGGGGGCGTCGTCGGGCCCCAGGTTCGGGGCTTCGCCGTCGGGGCCGTGCAGCCGGTTGACCGGGGCGTCGGCGGTGGTGTCGAGGTGGCGGGTCTCGCCGGTGGTGGTGTCGGTGATGTCCAGTTGGACGCGGTCGCCGTCGCGGCGCTGGCTGGTGATCTCCCCGGTGAAGGGTCCTTGGCCGTCGTCGTGGACGATCACGTCGCCCTGCTTGAGGTCGCCGGCCGTGGTCGGCTCGATCCGGTCGACCTTCGCACGGCGGGGAGTCCGGTTGGCGGTGTCGCTGACGCCTCCGGCAACGCGGATGTCGGCGATGGGAGTTGGCCTCATGCCGTCGGGTGTGGCGATGGTCGCGGTGTCGCCGTCCACCTCTTCCACGGTGCCCAGGAAAGTGCCCGAGCGGTCGGTGGCGGCCTGTCCCGGCTGTACACGGTGCCCGTCATCCGTCCAGCCCGAGGGGCGGGCCGCACCGCTGTCGGCGAGGGTCAGCGCCGACGGCGCCATGTCCTCGTCGTGCCGGTCATCGCCCCACCTCACCGAGGCGGTGGTGTCGCTGGCGCCGGTGACGGTTCCCTCGCGGCCGCGGCTGTCGTGAACGATTGAGCCAGGGAAGAGGCCTCGCCCGGACGCGTCGGTAGGGACACGGTCGGCGATCCTTCCGGTCCGGACATCAAGGTCCGCGCCGGTCAGGGCCGTCTGTTCGGGGCCGTCCGCTACGTCGTCGGTGGCACGCGCTGCGGTGGCGTCCATCGGGACCCACACCGACTGGCGATCCTTGCTACGCCCGTCAGGGGTTTCAGCGATCAGCAGCCGCTGCATGTCCTGGACTCGGTGCGCTCGCTCGGTCGGGATCTGACGGGGGCCGTCCACGACGAACCCGGTCAGGGTGCGCGGTGTGCCCCGCTTGGTGATGCCGTCGATGCGCACGAGGTCGCCCACGGCCAGGTCGGAGGCCTGCACCCATTCGGCACGGCGGCCGCCGACGGGCTCAGGCGCCGCCGGTGCGCGAGAGGAGTCCGGCTGCCGGGTCGGCTGCGTGTCCCGCTTGCGCCGCGAACTGGCCGCGGACGAGTCCGCGTTCCGGCGGTCCGCCGGCTCGCCGTCTGCGTTCGGACGCGCGCCGTCTCCGTTGCCATTCTGCGAAGCAGAGGCGTCGCCCGGTACTGTGCCGCCACCATTTCCACCAGTGCGGGACGAGGCGGCATCTCCGTCGCTGCCGGTCTCAGAGGTCTCTGGCCTGGGCTTCCCCTGCGGCGAGTCCCCACCCGCAGGACGCGTGTCGCCTCCGGGAGTAGGGGCATCGACCGCTTCACTATCGCCCGTACGACGACCGTAGTGCTGGTCTTCGAAGGGCAGTTGGACATCCTCGGCACGGACCAGGCGAAGTCCGCTGTCGGTGCGGGGGATGATGAATGTTTCAGTCTCCGCGCCCGTACGGGTTCCCGGCCACGGGTCCTTGCTGACGGTGATACGCCAGGCCTTCTCTTTCCGGCCATACGTGGTGAGGGTTGCCGGCTTGGGAGCACCGATGACGAATCCGGTGATGTCGCCGGTCGCACCCGAGTAGAGACCGGTGATCCTTCCGTTCAGGTGAACGACGTCGCCCTCACGAATGTCTCCGCTGGGCACACGCTCCGCCTGCTGCTCGGCGCCGTTGGCCTGAAGCTCCGCGAGGTATTGGTGGGCAGCGCGGTTCTTGCTGGCCTCGTGGTGCAGGGCGCGGGGGTCCTCTGGCCGCAGTACGTCGAGGATCTCGCGGATGTCTTTTGCCAGCCATCCGGGACCGAGGATGTGCTTGTGCTTCAGGTCGGTCTTCTGATGCTTGTAGTGAGTCGCGTTCAGCCACTGAAGCTCGTCATGGATGTGGTCGAGGTCGTCGGCAACGTTGCCGCTCTCCGTGACCCCTCGCCCCATTACGGCGATCCGCTCGCGCAGAGCGTTGTAGCGCTCCATGTCGGCAGGGCTGTCCCGCAGGGACTCCAGTCCCCGCAGACCCTCCTTCGGATCTGGAAAGCCCTGGTCCTGTGCGCTGTGGCCCATGTGGCGTGCCAGATCGGGGTGGACGACACTCAGATCGGGCTCACCGCGCTCCTTGTCACGCAGCACGAGATAGGCGATGGCGGCCTCTCGGCTGGAGAAACGGGGGTCCCAATAGTTGTCGAAGATTCCCACGGCGTCCCATGAGTCCGGGTCGTGGTATCCGGGGCTGACTGAACCGATGAGCCGGCCGTTGCGCCACACCTGCCCGCCGTGATCCTTACGCACCACTGGCGTGGGTACGAAGCCTTCGGTGGCCAGCTTGCGCATCTCTTCGGAGGATCCGAACAGGGCACGTTCACCCTCCGCGCTGAGGTTCTTCTCGCCCCCTGATTCGTACTGTTTGAGCTCATCGAGTGTGGGGATGCGGCGCCCGTCCACCGTGCCTGCGCGACGGTTTTTCGATCCGTCTTCGCTGGTCCAAGCGTTGACGGTGTATTGGGAGGCGGTAGTCGTAGTGCCGCCAGAGGCTTGGTTGCCCTGGCCATCGCTTTGAGTGGGGGCTCCAGATCCTGTTGAGGAGTCCGCCGCCCCCGCGTTCCCGGGCGAGCCGGAGTTGGCTTCGCCATCGTTGCCCGCCGCCGCACCGGTGCCGGCCGCTGCCTCCCCGGCGCTGCTGGCCGCCGTCTGGTCGGTGCTGCCGGATGCGTCGCCAGTACTGCCCGTCCGCTCCCGGCCACCGGCGCGAGACTGATCCGCGGCCTGCCGCTCCCGGTCCCGACGATGTGCGTCGCTGGCGTTCTGGCGGGCTTCAGAGACAGCCGAACCCAGCGACTTGCCGTCCCCGTCGCGCCACTCGCTCAGCTGGGCCCTGTCGAGTTCGGGGTTCGTCCAGTCAATGAGGTCCCCCTTGTCATCTCGGAGTTGCTCGTACGCGCCCGCGAGGCGACGTGCTTCCTCCTGACCTCCGATCTCCTCTCCATCTGTGGCGAAGCGAGCCAGCCGGCGGCCGTTGACGGCTTGGCCGAACTCCCAGGTCCGCCCGCCGTCGTCGGACCACGTGATCAGGCTGCCGTTCGGGGACAGCGCCAGGGTGTCGTTGTCGGCGAGACCGTTGAGGTGGCGCTGGTGTGCAGCCGGGTCTGCGTCAGACGGAGTGGGCACGCCGCCGGAGCGGTAGCGGTCGCGCAGTGCCTTGGTCCGCTCCGCCCTGTCCCCACCGGAACGGTCGCCATCCCCTGTGCGATTTCCACCGGTGCGCGGTCCGTTGGGAATGCCGGGGAGTCCCGCTCCGCTCGGGCCACCGAGGCCGTCGGGTGTGCCGTCAGGCCTGCTTCGGTTTCCGTTGCGCTTACGTGAGCGCTCGTCGCGCTGCTCCTGGTCGTCGTCCGTCTCGTCTTGGCGGGAGGTGCGGTTGCCGCTGCCGTCAGCGTTGGCAGGGCCTTCGCTCGGGGGTTCGTCGCCGTCGGCGCCGTCGGGCCGGGCACGGTCGCGGTCCTCCGTCGAGGACCGGCTGTCCCGGTCCTCGCCCGGCGAGACGTCGGTGGTGCGGTCCTTTTCCGGCTCCGCAGCCTCGGGGTGAGGCAGGCGGGCCGCCTTGTCGTCCCGCAGGATCGTCACGCGACTGTGGGGTCCGGGGGTGGCGTCTGGGCTGTCACCGAGGTGAAGACGCCATGCCGGAAGTTTCTGCCTGTCTCGGGTCGCGGTTACTTGCTCCGGCGTCGCGAGGAGGTATCCCTCGCGGGTGACGCTGTTCCCTGCCGTGTTCTGGGTCTCTAGGCGGACCCTGTCGCCCACGCTGAGTTCATCCGGGGAGACGAGTACCGCGCCGGGCGCATCGCTGATGTCCGGCTCGACCGGGGTGCGTTCGGGTGCCTCGGGGCTATCGGCCTGCTGCGGAGCATGGGGGGCGTCGATGTACTGGACATCGGCGCCTTCCGGGATCGCGACGATGTCCTTGGGGTGGAATCGGCGGCTGGGCTCTCCGACGACGCCCCAGGCGTTGTCGCCGTTGTAGTCGGAGCTCTTGCCGACTTCGATGTTGACGTATCTGACGTGGCGCTCCGCACGCCGGGCAATCCGGAACCGGTCGCCGGTTCGCGGTTGGATGGTGGCGCCGTCTACGGCCTGCCAGCCCTCCGGCACCTTGACCTTGGCTGCGCGGTCCCGCTCGTCCCTCAGGTCGAGGCGCCGTTTGAAGTCGGAGGTGTCGTCGCGGCCCGGGTTGCCCTCGGGGAGGAGCTCAACGAGGTCGTCGGCTGCCAGGGCTCTGGGTCGTTCTCCGAGAGTGCCGGCGTCCCTGCGCTGCGGATGACGATTGCGGACGGTGAAGCCGACCTGGCCATCGCGGGTCCAGAGGTGTTCCACTTCGCCCACCATGCGGGCGGGTTCTCCGAAATAGTCGTGGGTATCGACGGACACCCAGTCGCCGTCCTTGAGGGTCGACGCGGCAACCATCTCGCCGCCGTAGCGGGAGCCGCTACCGCCGTTGTCACCCTGCTCTGCGCGGTTGGTCTCCCCGTCATGGCCCGCCGTGTCATCGTGTGCGGCCACCAGCCCGGCGACGGCCAGATTGTCGGCGTGCCAGGTTCGCCGCCGGCCCTCGCTGTCTACGCTGTCGTGCTCCAAGATGCGGTCCGGGAACCCGTCGAAGACCCGGCCGACCTCGACTCCGTCGACGGTGACGATCGATTCTGTTTCGGAGCCGTCCCTCTTAACCCGGGTGACTTCAGCACGGGCGACCAGCTCGGCTACCCGCTCAGGACCGCCGAGTTCGTACGCCTCCTCATCTGTCGGAAGCTCCCAATTGGTGAAGATGTCCGTGCGCGTCCGCTGCCGGGCACGGTTGCGCACCGTCGGCTCGGGGTTCTCCACGATGATCACGTGGTCATCGGGCTCCGGGTCGTGATTGCCGTTTTTGGAGTCCAGCGTGACGGCGCGAACGCGCCCCTCGATTCCGTTGCGGTGGGTGTGGATGACGTACTGCGGCGACTCCATGCCGTTGAAGCTGGTGCGAGGACCGCGCCGTTCGGTGTGGAAGATGTCGCCCTGTTGGAGATCGGAGCCTCGCGCCCAGCGCATGCCCTTGGGCAGTTCGGATTCACCCGGCTTGATGTAGCCGCTGCCCGTCACCGGGTCGGCCGCGGGGATCATGGGTGCGTCGATGCTCCTGCGCCGGCCATTTTCCCAGAACATGCCATCCCAATTGCCGGAGTCTTCACGGCTGGCCCATCCAGCGAAGGCGGACCAGTAGGCGCCGGCGTCGGTATCGGCGGCATCGAGGGGGCGCAGTGCTTCGGGGTACGCGCCTTGGATGCCGTAGCTGATCTGGTCGGGGTTGTCGCCACCGACCACGCTGGTGACGAAGTCCTCTGCCTGCTGCTCGGACAGTCCGTGCTGCGCGGCGCCGGCGCGGGCGCGGGCGATGTAGTCGCGTACCGCTTCGCGAGCTTTCTGGTTCCGTTCCTTGAGCATCTTGGCGCGTAGTTCGCGGGCCTTCTTGCGGCCACTGCGGGTGGCGATGTTGTCCATGAGCAGGGTGCGGAGGTCTGCTCGTAGTTCTTCGCCTGCCTCCCGCATGGAAGAGCGCAGCTCCTCGGCCAGGGCGGCGAGGAACTCCCGTGCCTGCGGTGGCATTTCGTTGAGGCTGCGGCGGGTGTTCTCGTCGTACTGGGCCTGCGGATCGACGTTGGCGAATGTGTTGACCCAGGCCCTCACGTCCCAGGGGTTGGCCGACGCCACCCACGCCGTGCCGTGGTGTGCCGTGGCCCGGTCAAGGAAGACGTTGTGCACGCCGTCCGGCTGCGGCTGAGCCCATACACCGGCCCATGCGCGGACCGCGTCGGCGTTACGGACGTACTCCGCCCTGGGGTGTTCGTCGCGAGCGCCGGGGAAGCTCAGCGGCGGCTCGCTGCGGGTGGCCCCCGCCGCGGCCGGCTCTGGGCCGTCCCCGTCCTGCGTACTCTCCCCGCTGCCGGTGCCCGGCGTTGCCGACTCGTCCGTCCGCTCGGGAGCGGCAGGTGACGGCGAGTCGTTGGCGTCGTCCTGCGGCTCGGGCGCGGCCGGGGGAGCGGGCGTCGGGGTGCTGGACGTCTCGCGGAGGGTACGGAAGAGCTCCTCGCGCGCCTGCTCCTCGATGCGCCGTGTTTGGGCATCCTCACGGTCGCGCTGCTGACGCGTGGCACGGTGGCGGGCGAGGTAGTCGTCGGTGAGTCCGAGGAACCCTCGCAGAGGGCCCTCCATGGTCTGCCGCTCGCGGTCGTCCAGAGTGGCCAACAGGCCTGCGGCATGGCCGCGGGCCTCGGTCAAGAGGCGCTCGGCGTCGTCGAAGTCGTCGACCTCCTGGGCGGCGACAGCGCTCAGGATGGCGGTGCGCAGCATCGGGACGCCATCGGGCATGTCCTCGCGGCCCCAGGTTCGGTCAGCAGCGTCCCGGATCTGGTTCTCGGCGGCATCCACGTACACCAGGGCCTTGCGCCACTCGGCGTCGTTGCGGAACGGCCGAGCCGCTTCTGGCTTCGCTGTGCCTGCATCCGCGGGCGTGCCCGCAGGGGCGGGAGTGGATCCAGCGGAGGAGGTGTTGGCCGACCCGCCGTTCGGTGCCGCATTGTCGGTCCCTTGGGCGCCCGTTTCTGGAGTGTTCGGCTTCTGCTCCGGCTCGGGCTTCGGCTTCGGCTCGGGCTTCGCCTCCGGCTCCGGCTCCGGCTTCGGCTTCGGCTTCGACTCGGGCTCCGGCTTCGGCTTCGGCTCGGGCTTCGGCTCGGGCTTCGGCTCGGGCTTCGACTCGGGCTTCGGCTCCGGCTCCGGCTTCGACTCGGGCTTCGACTCCGGCTTCGGCTCGGGCTTCGATTGGCCTGTGTTGTCCGTTTCTCCGAGGGGGGCAGCCGGGCCGTCCTGGCGAAGGGAGTTGAGGTCGTCCCTCACCTTCTGGGGGGTGAGCGGCTCCTCTTCGCCTGCCGGTTCGTCGTCAGCGGGAATCGGTGTTCCGTCACGTTGGGCCTTTTCCCGGGCCCGGCGCTTCTTGCGAGCCTCGGCGTCGGGCCAGAGGACTCGGGTGTTGCCCTGCGCGTCCTGGTTGATGGACGGCGGGGCGGGGGTGCGCGGAATGAGGTCGGTGTCCTGGGCCTGCGCGGGGTCGTCCGCGTCAGCCGGGTCCTCGCCTGCCGCGATCCGGGCTTCGCGAAGGTTGTGCTCGATCTCCTCCAGCCGGGCGCGCCTGGCCGCCACGCCCTGGGCGTCGGCGGGCTCACGGCTCTGCTCGCGGATCGCCGCGGCGACCAGCTTGTTACGGCGCTCGGCGGCCTCCAGCTCTCCGGCCTGCTCGAACGGCTTGCCCACGCGCTGCTTGGCGTCCTCGGCGTTGCGCTCCTCGACGCGCAGCTTGGACTCGGAGCGGGCGATGTCGGCTTCTACGTTCGCGAGGGAGTCTTCGAGGCGGGTGACGGGTGTGATGCCGTTGGTGTCGAGGTCGACTTCGCCGTAGGTGCGGCTGCTGTAGGGGACGTCGGGCAGTGAGATGACGACGGTGCCTTGTTCGCCGTACGGACGGCTCCAGTCGCGCTTGTACTGGGCGGCGACGTCGATGTTGCCGAGCTTGCCGATGAGGTGCGGTTCGTGGGTGCCGCGCGGATTGCGCTCGCCTTCGCGGATGACAGCTCGGGCCGCCGTGGCGAGGGCGTCCATGGCGTCCTGGCGCTTGGAGAACGTCTTCGTGCCGATGGTGGCTTCGAAGTTGTCGCCGCGGGTGTCCTTCTTGCGTTCGGCGACGTCCAGGAGCTTGGCGACGAGCTTGTCGGTCTGCTCGCGCAGCCGTTCGGCGCCCTGGATGGTGGACTGGAAGCCGGCCTGGGCGCGCAGGTAGCCCTTGAACTTGCGCTGGAGGATGGCGAGGGAGGCCCGCACGTTGGCCTGCTCCAGCAGGTAGGCGTTGCCGGTCGCCATGGCAGTGACCTGCTCGGGGTTGAACACGCCGTCGGGGATGTCCTCGACGGTGCGCTCGGTGAGCGTGCCCTTCATGAGCTGGCGGATGAACTTGGCCTTGCGGGCCACGGTCTGCCAGGAGAAGCCGTCGAAGGACTGCTCGGTGACGTACTGGAAGATCGCGACTTCGGGGTTGGCGTTGCCCTGGCGGATGATGCGGCCGTTGCGCTGTTCCAGGTCGGCCGGCCGCCACGGCACATCAAGGTGGTGCAGTGCTGTCGCGCGGAGCTGAACGTTCGTGCCTGTGCCCATTTTCGTCGTGGAGCCGAGCAGGACGGCGATCTTGCCGATACGGGCGTCGTCGAAGAGACGCGCCTTGTCGGCATCGTTTTTCGCCTCGTGGATGAAGCGGATCTTGTCGGCGGGTATGCCGCGCTCGACCATGAGCGCCTTCATCTCGTCGTAGGCGGCGAAGTCCGACTGAGCCATCTCCTCGGCATCGGCGGGGCCTGCGTTCTTCGCCTTCTTCTTGCGCCCGGGGTCCTTGGGGGTGCCCATGTCGAGGAACACGATCTGCAGGCCGCCGGGGGTGGGGTGCGGCGTGTCGTCATTCTTCGAGGTCGGGTAGACGGCGTCCTTGGTCTGCTCGTGGATACGCGCGATGTTGTCGGCGGCCGCGGGCAGCTTGTTGCCGATCTCGTCGATGCCGACCATGCGGGGGTCGAGCGAGACCTTCCGCCCGTCCGAGTTGATCTTGAGCATGTTGTCTTCGGTGGGCTCGACGTCACCCGCCTTGACGCGTGCGGCACGTGCCGCGATCTCCGCCTGGTACTCCATCTGCCCGTCGGTGGGCGCGACGGTGATGGTGATGGCCTTGCCACCTGCGACATCCGGCACATCGAGGTTGAGATCCTCGGCGGTTTTGACGTCGGCGACGGTGCGCCAGATCCGCAGGAGTTCCGGCATGTTGCGGAACGCGGCGAACCGGCTGACTTCCTTGAAGCCGGTTCCGTCGGCGGCGAGTTCGACCCCGGAGACGATCTTTCCGTAGGTGGAGGCGAACTGGTCGAAGTCGCGGATCTGCGCCTTCTCCAGCAGGTCCGGTCGCAGGTAGCGCAGCATGGTGTGCGCTTCGGTGACCGAGTTGGAGATCGGGGTGGCCGTCGCGAAGGTGACCACGCGGCCGGACTTGGTGCGGGAGCGCAGGTACTCCAGCTTCATGTCGAGGTCGCTGGCGCGGTTGGAGCCCTCGATCGCGGCGCCGGGGATGGACGAGGCCGTGGACAGATTCTTGTAGTGGTGCGCCTCGTCGACGACGACGTAGTCGATGCCGGTGTCCTCGAACGACAGACCGGCGGCGTCCTTCTGCCCGGCGATCTTCTCCTCGATCTTCGCTTCGAGGTTCTTGAGGCGCTTCTGGATCTCCTTGACCATCCGGGAGTCCGCGCGGCCGCGCTTGCCCTCGCTCTCCTCGTCCTGCTTCTGCCGGGCGAGGGCCCGCTCCAGGGACTCCTTCTCCCGGTTGATGTAGGCGAGTTGGGCCTCGGGACGCATCTGGATCGACTCGAAGGCGGTCTGCGTCATGATCACGGCGTCCCAGTCGCCGGTCGCGGCGCGGGCGATGAACTCCCGGCGCTTACGGCCGGCCAGGTCGTCGGAGCTGGCGGTGAGGATGCGGCCCGCGGACTGCGGGTACAGCTCGACGAACTCGTCGTGGAACTGCTGGAGCATGTGGCCGGGGACGACCATCGCGGCCTTGTTGATCAGACCGAGGCGGCGCAGCTCCATCACGCCCATGGTCATTTCGGCGGTCTTGCCCGCCCCGACCTCGTGCGCGAGCAGCACGGCCGGCTCGTTGACCATGCGGGCCACGGCGGAGTGCTGATGGGCGTGCGGCCTGAACCAGGTGGCGAGGCCCGGCAGGGTGCGGCGCTGTCCGTCGTAGGAGCGCAGGGCCAGGTTGTTGTGGGTGTCGTTGTAGGCCCGCTTGATGACCTCGGCCCGCTTGGGGTCCTCCCACAGCCAGTCCTGGAACCGCTCGCGCATCTCCTCGGCCTTGGCCTGCGCGACAGCGGTGGCTTCCTCGTCGATGTAGGAGGGGCCGTCGTCGGGCTTGACTCGGACCTGGATCCGGCCGTTGGTGAGGATCGCCTCGGCCAGCTTGATCGCGTTCCACTGGCGGCTGCCCCACAGCTCCTGGGCCGCCGTTCCCCTCTTCACTGTGTCGGGCGCCTCGACCTTCCACAGCGATCCGCCGTGGTAGTAGACGCGCACGTCCTGGGTGCGCAGCATCTGGCGGAGGAACTGCTGGACGGGCTCGGCGCCGAGCCAGGAAGCGCCCATCGGGGCGTCGATCTCGCCCGGTGCGATGTCGGGGGGAAGAACGTCTTCGAGGTGGCGGACGTTGACGTCGAAGCGCCGGTCCTCACCGGCCTTCGCCTGCGCGGCGTACAGCTTTTCGCGGACGTTGCCGGAGAGGTAGTCGGCGGCCGGGATGAGGTCGCCGCCGTCGTGCGGCTCGAAGACGAGCGGCCACTCACGGCCGGAGTCCGGGTCGGTGGAGCGGGCTTCCAGAAGCTGGGTGCGGGCGTCCTCGGGGGTGAGGCCCAGCACCTTGCCCAGGGCTTCGTCGTCGATCCGACCGTGCTCTTCGAGGACGAGCGCCATGGCGTCCTCGGGCGAGTTCGCACGGTCGGCGATGGTGCGGTGGACTGCCTGCCGCTTGCTGAAGACCGACGCCTTCGAGGACTGACCGGTGACGGCGTCGTAGGTGTCCAGGGACAGGACGACCGCCATGGTCGGGTCCTTGGAGATGAGGCCGCCCATCTGCGGGCGCTTCTTCGTCGCCTTCTCCACGGTCTCCCCGGTGACCGGGTTGACGGCCTTGCGGGTGCCCCACGTGAAGCGGTTCAGGGCACCGTACTTGTCCTTGTACTTGTCGTAGCGGGCGTTCAGGTCGGCGCGGAGCATGGCGATGACCTGCTCGTCGGCGTCCGGGCGGGACTCCTCGGCGATGAGGGTCTTCATCGCGTCGCGCAGCCCGAGCAGCTGGCGGGCTTCCTCCGCCTGGGTTGCCGGCACGTGGTAGTCGTGGATCTGGCCGTCGCGGACCTGGGTGAAGGTGCCGTCGTCCTCGGCCTGGACGTGCCCGTCGATCCGGTCCGAACCGGCCGGGAGCAGCCGGGCCTTGGGCCGGTCGCCGGTGTCCTTCTTGTAGCCGAGGCCTTCGGCCTTGGCGTCGGTGACGACCTTGCGCAGCGCCTTGTCGAGGGCGGGCTCCAGGTGCCCGTCTGCGTCGACGCGCAGTTCACCGTCGCGGTACATGCCGGAGCCCACGGCCATCTCGCCGAGGACCCGGTCGCGGTTGTGCAGGAAGTACGGATTGACGAAGACCGTCTCGCCCAGCGGCTGGTTCTCGTCCTGTCCGGGCGGGGTCTGGCCGGGCAGGCCGGTCGCGCGGGTGGTGTGCACCCACACCGGGGGGTCGTCCTTGCCGCGGGCGAGCTTCACCGCGCCCTTGCGGTCACGGCCGGTGCTGAAGTCCCGGTCCTTGTCACGGCGGCGGAAGAGCAGCAGGTCGGTGACGACGTCGGTGCCGGCGGTGCGCCGGTGGGCGCCGGAGGGGAGACGGATCGCGCCGACCAGGTCGGCCTTGCGGGCCATCTCCATACGGGCGTCCTCGGCCCTCGCGGTCGCGCCGTCCATGGTGTAGCGGGAGGTGACGACCGCGACCAGGCCGCCCGGGCGGGTCAGGTCCAGCGACTTGAGGATGAAGTGGTTGTGGATGTTGTGGCCGCCCTTGTTGTGGCGGAGATCCACGACCTTGTAGTCACCGAAAGGCACGTTGCCGACGGCCATGTCGAAGGTGCCGTCCGGGACGCGGGTCTTCTCAAAACCTTCGTTGCGGATGTCGGCGTGCGGGTACAGGGCCTTGGCGATTCCGGCGGTGATCGGGTCGAGTTCGACACCGGTCATGCGGGCGCCGTCCGGGGCGTAGCCGATGAAGTTGCCCGAGCCGGAGCCCGGCTCCAGCACGTCGCCGCCGTCGAAGCCGAGATCGCGCAGCGCCTGCCACACCCCCTGGACGATCGCCGGGTCGGTGTAGTGCGCGTTGAGCGTGTTCTCCTTCGCCGCGGCGTACTCGGCTTCGCTCAGCAGCTCCTTGAGCTTGGCCTGGAGCGGGGCGAACTCCGTCTTGGGGGAGTCGACGAACACCTGCGGAGTGGCGCCCCAGCCCGACCAGCGGGCCAGGGTGTCCTGCTCGGCGGCCGTGGCCGGCCGGTTCTCGGCCTCAAGGCGCCGCAGCACCTCGATCGCGGCAATGTTCGCGCGGACGCGGGCCTGCACCGTGGACGGGACCAGAGAGCGCCCGTCGGCGGGCGGGGTGAACGAGGGGGCGGTCTCCTCCTGGGCGGAGGAGCCGAAAACTACCCGGTGATCGTCGGCAGAGACCTGGTCATCGGCATGTCCTTGCCCTCGGTCCCCGGCTCCTTCTCCAGGTACACCAGCTCGTGCATCGCCATCTCGCGGGCCCGAAGCTTCGCCATCTGAATCAGGCCGTACCTCTCCTGAGCGTCCAGTTCCTCGCCCGGCTCCGGATCCGGCACCAGATCCTGAAACGTCTCGCCGATCTCCGTCTCCACCGCCTCGCCGATCCGGGTGAAGAACGCCTCCCGCTCGTTCTCCGGAATCGCCGCCAGTGCCGTCGGCCGGTACGTCTGCCAGTACGCCTGCGCCCGCTCGCCGTACGGATTCACCCTGCTGCTCCTCCTGCTTGTCGCGCCGCTGACCGTTCTCGGCCTTCGGCGTGCCGTCATCATCGTTGGTCTTCGCGCCGGCCGGAATGGCGGGGCGGCCCGGGGTGGGCTGTTCGTCGCCGTCACGCTGCTCGTTCTGGGGCTTGGGCTGGGTGCGGGCGCCCTCGCGCTCGGCGTCCTTGGGGCCGACGTGCCCGACGCCGACATTCGCCGCGGGGGCGCCGGTGCGGTCCGCGATCGTGCGGGCAGCGTCCTGTTCGGGTGCCGGCTGCTGGCGCATTCCGCCGCGCTTCTTGCGGGCCTTGTCGTCGTAGGCCTTCTCCATCTCGGCGCGGATCCGCCCGAACTCCACCCTGGCGGCCTCCTCCTGGAGCCGGTCGTTGAGGCCGGGGCTGTCCCAGTCGAACGGCTTCCCGTCGACCTGCGCCTTCTCCAAGCGGTTGGCGAAGTCGATGGCCTCGGCCTTGCGGCCGAAGCTCGTGAGCTGGCCGCCGGTACCGATGTGCTCGATGGCGAACCGGGCCTCGGTGGCTCCACCCGGCGCGGGCATCGTGACCTTGGCGACAACGAAGGTGCCGCCCTTGGACAGCTGCGGGTTCTGGAGCTTGCTGTAGAGCTGCCGTACGGCCTGCTCGTGCTTTGCCTGGCGGTTCTTATCGTTCGTGTGCGGCGTCAACTGGCCGCCTGCCCAGTGCTGTTGGACGTCCGCCAGGGTCTTGAACCGGCGGCTGTCACCCTGCGCCGCCTTCCGGCGTCCCTTGCCCTTGGCCTGGTCGCCTTGGGGGAGCGGCTCGGGACGAAAGGCGCGCGGGACGACCGGCGGCTTCTTCGACTTCCGCGGCTTCGGAATCGGCTTGTCGCCGTGGGCCTGGAACCGCTCGTGCGCGAGGTTGAGGGCGTCGGAGAGGTTCTGTGCGTAGCGGGCGACGTCGTCCCGGCCGTCCCTGTCGGCGAGTTCGGACAGGCGCTCCGCGTCATCGGCGAGCTCTTGAAGCTGGTCGACCTCCGCCGGGTCGAACTGGCGCTTGGTGTCCTGGTCGGGGGCGTCGGTGATCGTGACCGGGTCGTTGTCGCCCAGTTCGTTGTTGAGCTGGTCATACAGGTCGCTGGCCTCGCTGTTGTGCCAGTCGGCGGGCCAGACACCGTTGAGGTCGCCCAGGTAGTCGTTGGTGAGGTCGGTCATGGCGCGTCGGGCGTGCGAGGTGTCGTGGAAGCGATGCGGATCGCCGTCGTTGGAGCCGCTGGCCTCCGGGCCTCGGGCGCGGAGCGCATCGCCGTTGCCCGCCACGTGGCGGCTGCGGCGGTCGTCGCCGTGCGTGATGCGCAGGAGGTTGGGGAAGTGCCGGGCCCGGCCGTTCTGGCGCTCGCTGGCCGGCAGCGGGTCGCCGTTCTCGTCCTTGGTGTTGGGCATGACGCGGCCCCGCGGGACGAGAAGGTCATCGTCGTCGTGCGGTTCGGGCCCGTTGCCGTGGTCCTGTCCCTCGACGTCGTCGCCGATGGGCTTGCCCTCGTCGTCACGGTGGTGCGGGTCGTCAGGGGTCTGGCCCTTGTCGCCCTTGTCGTCACTGTTCGCGTCGCCGGGACCGCGGTTCTCGTCACCGACGCGGCGGGCATCCTCGTCGCGGACCTTCTTCTTGCTGCGGGTCGGAGCGGAACCGTCGGGCCGGGCAACCATCGTCAGGCGGGCGGCGTTGACCTGGGAGCGCTCGTGATTGGACTCGTTCTCGACGAGGACGTCGCGGCCGCCGAGGGCCCGGACGACGCGGACCAGGCCGCCGCCCCACAGCCGTGCGATGCCGCCGGTCTCGATGAATCGGCCCTTGGAGTCGCGGGGATGCAGATCGGGATTCCAGGGGCGACGGAGCCTCTTCGTTTCGAGGCTGGCGAGGAGCTGGTCAGCGGTGGTGTTGATCTGCATGGGCGGACGATGCACAGCGCGCACGGTTAACGTCGCGTGCTCAATTTCGCCCGCCGATGGCGACTACATCGTCTCGGTGAGGATGTGGAGGAGGAACCAGCCCGAGAAGCCAATCCAGGTGACGGAGAAGGCGGCCCGCCCGGCCTTGGAGGTGCGGGTACGGAAGAGACGGCGGGTGTTCTCGCTCAGGGTGTCGCCGTCGCGCTTGTTCAGTAGCGCCCACGTCTCGAACAGGGCGAACATGGCGGTCCAGGCGGACCAGACGAGCCAGCTCATGGGGTTGTCCTCTCGGTCGTGCGGTAGCGCAGGCGGCACCGGCAGTTGATGGTTTGAGCGATGGGGGCGATCGGGTCGCCGGGGTAGCGCATGGGGAATCCGGCGACGTCGTACGGCTGGGTGACGGGCAGGGTGACGCCGTCGAGGGCGGCGTGGGCCGGGCGTACGCGGTCGTCGCGGCGGGTGACCCAGGTTCGTTCAATGCCGGGGCCGATCGCTGCGGCGGTGGCCTCGGCTGCACCGTTGACGGTCGCCGTCGCGGCGGATTCTGCGATGTGGGCGGCTACTTCGGTGGCCCGGTCGCCGAAGGCGGTCCGTACCAGGGCCGCGAGGTCTTCTGGGTCGTCCGTGACGCCCTGGGCCTGGTCGAGGAGTTCGACGATGCCGCCCAGGAAGGTGCGCAGGGCTTCGGCGGCAGCGGTGACGGCTCCGAGCACCGCGGTGGTGATGGTGGGGTGCGCGGCGGGCGGTGCCTGGTCGTGACCGAACGCCTGCGCGGTGCTGGCGGCGACGGCTGCGGCCGCCTTGGTGAGGATCGGTGCGAACGTGTCGGCGGCTTCGTCGCTCCACCGATCGGCGTCCACGATGCGCTCCATGTCGAGCGGCTTCGTCCCGCCACGCGTGTCGTCGGCGCTGTCCGGGGTCCAAAAACGGGTCCCTTTGCGGGCCTTGGGGGAGCGGAGTCGCGCGAGGGTGATGCCTTGCTGGCGGGCGAGAAGCGCGTCTAGGGCGGCTGTGACCGCCAGGCGGGCGCGGTCGACGTCGTCGTCGGTGACCGCGAAGCCGTCCTCGGGCGTATCGGTGGGCAGGGCCTTGGTCTGGAGGTCACGGGCTTGTTCGACGGCGGCCGCGGCCGGGCCGGGCTCGGACAACGTCTGATGTCGGGCGTCTTCTACGGCCGCGGCCGCCGCTCCGGATTCCGGCGCGGTGGCGTCGTCGCGGGCTTCTTGCACGGCGGCGGCCGCCGCGCCCGTGGCGGACGGATCGCCCGTGTCGGCGCGCGCCTGCTCTACGGCCTGCACAGCCGTCCCCGGGTCCGGTGCGGCAGCCGGATCCTGTCCGGGGAGGCTGGTGTCCGGCGCCCCCGGTGCGAGGGGCTGCTGCCCGCCGGGCCCGGCGATCCCGAGCGCGGCCGCGTCCTCGGGCCGCTTGGGTACCGGGGCCTTCTGCGGAGAGATCCACAGAGCACGGGAGTGCGGATTGTCGTACGCGGGCAGGCCGGCGCGCTTGCGGTACTCGTCGATGGACAGCAGCCCGGCGTTCCACTCCTCGCGGGCTTCCGCTCGCCGTTTGCGGCGCGGGAGTTCCAGGGCCTCGACGCTGCTGGTGTCGAAGCGGATGTCGAGTCCTGCGTCCCCCAGGTCGCCCGCGAAGGCGTCCGAGACCACTTCGAGGTGCGGAAGCTGGGTGTGGACCCAAAAGGAGTACTCCTCCTGCTCGGCATTGTCGAAGGTGCGCTTGGAGGCGTTGCCGGTGACGGACTCGGGCACCCCGAACGCGGCGAGGATCTCGACCTTGGCGTTGTTCGCGGCGTGCTCGTACGACATCTCTCGCGGGCGGGCGGCCAGATCGACGTAGTTGAGCCCGCCGGGGCCGGAGCCGATGACCGAGACGTGCCCGGCGTACTCGGCGCCCGGCAGGAACCGGGATTCGAGGCGGTCCATGTCGCGGTCGGACAGCGTGGAAGTGTCGACGGCGAGCACGCCGCCGGGCCGGGCGTCGTTGCGGATGAACGCGACGTTGTACATGCGGCTGAGGTGGTCGAGATCGACACTGATCCCGGCCGCTTCGAGCGGAGTGATGCCCGAGTACGGGTCGGTGGGGTGCGGGTCCCGGATCCAGCGGACGCGCTCGGGGGCGAGTTCGCGGACCTCACCGTGCAGGGTGGTGAACTCGAAGTACTGGATGTACTCGCCCTTGGGGTCGGCCTTGGGAATGACCCGGTCGGGCGGCAGCAGGTCAAGGCGTGTGATGGTGCCCCGGTTGGAACGGGTCACCTCCACGAACGCGCCGCGCTTGGACAGCAGGAGCTGTCCCGAGAGCCGCTTGCGCAGCAGCGGCCCGGTCTCCAGCGGGTTGGCCTGGCCATTGAGAACACGCAACAGCGGATGGTCGGGGAACGTTTCCTCGAACTCGCCGTCCTCGGTGAGCCCGCGCCCGATCACCAGCGGTAGCCGGCGGGCGTGTTTGCCGATCGTGTCGATGGCCTTGAACGTCCAGACGCTGCGCTCGTATCCCTCGGTGACGACGCGGTCCAGGTCCCAGCCGTCCGCGCGGCCTTCCGACCCCCATGAGGTGGTGGCGCCGGCGTAGGCCGTAGAGGAGTACCCGCCGGTCCACGTGACGGTTTTCTCCTCGGCGGGCTGGGGGCCGGGGGTGATGAGGGAACGCAGGGCGGGGAACCAGGAGCGGCGGGCCATC